TTATATCCACTCATACCTTCGTATGCAGCATTTAGAATCTCTAAATCTCCACCTGCATTAGGAATCTTATTCTTAATAATATTCCTATCAGCATCAGTATTCTTTTTACCGTAATTATCCCAAACTCCAATAAGTCTAGCTTTAAGCTCTGGTGGAAGATACGGTCTATCTCCACCAAGAGCATTGTTCTTAAAAGGAATACCGATACCTATACCAAGTCCAGTATTAGTACCCATATTGTAACGTATCAGCAACAGCGTTATTAACTTGTTTAACTAACTCAACATTCCAACCGGAATAAATAGTTGTAGTAATAGGTTCTTCCATACCTGCAAGAACTACTTCTACTTGTATTGGGTCTTCGGTTATATTCTTTAATAAGAAAGGTTCTTTACCACCCATTCCATTAGGAATAGAAAACTCTGCAACAGCATCAACTTTACCCATTATAGAAATCTGTAAACTATTAGCTGCATTAGCTCTGTTATAAATACGATTATCCATGATAATTACTTTTAAATGATTATTAATTGGTCTTTGTAACATTCCCCCGTAAAGAGATGTGATTACTGTTAATACTCACTTCTTTATGGGGGACGTTACAAGAAACTAAATTTTGTTTAATTACACAATATTATTATCAACTTTTTGTTATACCATACCTGTATTCCATCCACTAGGAACACTATTACCATTAGTAAGATTAGCCTTATGCATAGCATAGAACACGTTCGCTCTATTAACAGAGGGTAGACTATTTAGCCAATTCCAAAATTCAGGAACACTACCAGTAGTAAAAGTTGCATTATAGAATACACCAGTAACATTAGTAAGCTGTTTATGTTTACTAGCATTAAACAATGTAGAGCCAATCTTCTTAGGACTTCTACCTAACCAATCTCCTTGGCTTCGTCCACTAGCAAAAGCATAACTAATATTCTTTAGATTGACATTCTTAGCGAATATATTATCGTCTATTTGTTGTGCTTGACTAGCAGTTGATTCAAATTGTGCTGCTAAGAACAAACAAGATATATCCTGTAAGTTAATACAATCAATTACAAATTCAATAGGCACAATAACATCAGCAGGAATTACACAGGAATAGAACATATAAGATATATTAGTTAATTTAGTTAATCCTGCGAACATTTTCTTAGAGAACATTTCACCAATATCTCCTGTGGAATTATTCCATTTATATGGAAGAATTAAAGGACAACAATAGAATGTCATTGATAAATTGGTAACATTACTAACCGGTTTAAATAAGTTAGTTGGAATACGACCACGAATACCATAATTAAAGTAATCGTATGTTTGGTCTCTATTAGATCTACCGCTACCATTAAATACACCGTTGATAACCATATTAGTCCCATTAGTACAATAATAGAATAAGTCAGGCGAACATAAGTAATTTAATACTTTTCTATTAGCATGAACAGAACTAGGTGGAACAATTGAAGCAGCAGTATCTTTAAACACATCAGGTATAGTAGGAGAACAATTTATTGTTCCATTTGAAACAGCTGTATAAAGACTACTATTTAATATAATATCTCCAAGTCCACTAAGTCCATCGTAGGCATATTCATTCCAAGCATATTCATATTTATCATAGTCTTTATTTATGATTACTCTGTGAATATCTCTATTATAGTTAATCATTGTCTGCTCTTCATTAAGATATTCTCTAGGGTCATAATTAGGATTAAGAATATACTTAACTGGATTATACTTTTCATTAGGTACTATAATATCTCCATAATTACTTGGAGTAAGATTACCATAATTCATAGTATAAGCCTGTGCTTCCGTACTTTGAAATCTCTCTAAACAATAAGACATATTAACTATTGTCTTTCTAGGAAGAGTTCTCTGTTTACTATAAGTAATCTCTACTGGCATTTCAGCACTTTCAATCCAATTACCGTTACTATCTATACCATAGTTCTCTGTAATATTCTGACTAGCTGCATCTACTTCATTCCAACCTTTATAGCTAACATTAGAAGTTTGTTCCATATAGAATAGTCCATAAGGAATAAAACCTTTCTTAACGAAGCTAGTTTCTATTTCAGAGAAGCATCTATGAACATTAACTAGTTTACAATTAGAGAAGCCTTTACCAGTAAGCGAGTACTTACAATTCTTCATATCATAATATAGATATGATATATTAGTAAGATTATAATTAGTCTTAAATGAATCAAGAGGAAGTTCAACAACAGTATTTGTAGGAAGAACAAGATTAGCAAAGAATCCCGGTATTTCAACAATAGCACTGCAACCAGTAAATACATCATAAGGAAATGTTTCTTCTCCTTCTTTAATAAACTGTTTAGTGAATCCTTGAAAACTTCCTAAAGTACTTTCATTAATAGCTTGTTGTCCAGTTATATATTTTAATGAGTTCTTCAATCTACTAAACATTGAGTTGTGGATTGGGAAAGTAACATTAGAACCTGAACCTAAACTAAATGAATTATAGATACCATATAAAGCTGTCGGAAATCTTACTTGTGTCTTATTCTTAACAGTACCACCAAATACATTATATAAAGAACCAGTAGAATCAACAAGTTCTTTAAATGAATCTTGGATATATTTAAGTTTAGTATTCTTATAGAACAAAGGACAATATTTTACTTCATCTTCTACATCTTCATCTGTTAATTGATTAAAGTCTATATTAGAACCATTAAACATAGTGTTTAAATATTCTAAGTCAGGAAGATTAGCAAGAAGTGTTCCGCAATCAGCATTAACAAGATGGTCGTTGATAGTACTATCACTAGGACAATTATTAATATTATCTACGAACTTAACAGTTCCAGCACTAAAATCACTTAATCTTTTAAGTTTAGAAGGAACATTTCCTTTAAACTTAGCTAAGAAAGCAGGACTTGTATATCTAGTACCACTAAAATAAAATATAGAATCCATAGCTTGTAAATTAACAAGAGGACTAAATAATCCATTATGTTCAGTAGAACCATAATCATAAGTACTAGTTAATATTTTAAAGTCTTGTTTTTGTAATCCCCAAAACAATAAGTTCATTGTAACTACTTTAGTACAATGATTAAACATATTTCTTCTAGGACTATCTAGTAAATCCCATTTAATATTCTTAGCATTAGCAAAACAACTATCAAGAGTAGTTACATTATCACACTTATATAAGAAATAATAAACATCATATATACTACAATTAGTAGCATTGAACATAGAAGTACAATTAGTAGTACCAATAGTAAAATTAGTTCCTAAATCAGTATTATTATCCCAAGTAGCCTTCCCTTCTTCTGTACTAGTATCTGGACCAAACCATTCGCCATTATAATCAGGAGTAATACCTTCTACCTTTTCTTTAGGTTCGTGAATATAGAACTTAGAACATTGATTGAATACACTATTACCATTAAGACTAATATGTCCAAATACTCTCTTTAAGTTAGAACAGCCAACAAAGAACGCAGAACCTACATTGAAAGGATGTTCCTTATTATTATTAAACTTAAAGTAATGTACACCTTTAGCGTTTTGAACACTGAATTGTAAGTCGATTAATTGACTTACATCAAATATCTTATTACCATTATAAGTAGGAATTGCAGCATTACCGTATTGTATAGCTTCAACTTGACTATTAGTTATATTCAATGTCCTAAGTTTAGGAAGTTCAGACGCAGCTTGAATATCGTTAGCTGTATTAGTATTAGACATATTAAGTGTCTTAATATTAGGAGCACCTACAATATAAACAATAAGATTTCTGTTTGTACATGACGATATATTAATTGTTTCGACATTATTACAATTAGATACATTAAATGTAGTTAAGTTACCATTATTTGTACATACAATAGATTTTAAGTTAGGACATGAAGTAATCTTAATAGTATGTAAGTCTCCTAGATTACTAAGATTCAATTCAGTAATCTTATCACAAGAATCAATAGTAACTGTTTTTAATCTCCTACAACCGGAGAAATCTAATGATTCTAAGAACGGTTGATTAACAAGACTAATACCTTCAACTGTTGAATTAGTAATATTCAAAGAAGAAAGAGAAGCATTAGGTAAAGATATAGAAGTTACAACAGAACTAGATATATTCAAATCTTTCAACTTAATATACTTTTCTATATTAACTGTAAATGTACCTCGTCCAGCATTACCGCTCCAAAACTTAGTATTACTTAAATCAATATGTCTAACATCAGAGAAATCTTCGTCATTAACGAATGCTGTTTCAAATGGAATAGGAGAATCACTAAGAGTATCAACAGAAGACAAGTCTAACTTAGAGAAACTAGGAAGTTTCATAGTAGACATAAATCGTTGGAATCTCATTCCGCCTAATCCTTCAATATCATTAATTTGAGGAGTATTATTAATAGTAATTTGTGTATTGAAAGAACTGATAGGAGATAATCTAATTTCAGTAGGTTTACCTTCTTCTAAGAAATATCTAGTATCAGTAGTATTACCAATATTAACCACAAATATTGCAGGACAATTAGACGTAATAATGAGTTTAGGATTAGTAGCTTCTGCACCACCTGCGGAAAATGTACCCTTATTATTATAAGGTTGAATATTAGCAGCATTGCTATACTTAAATACTCCGTCAAAGAACCAAACTCTCTTCTTCATCCAATCTCGAACATACTCAACACGAGTACCATGTAGAAATTCAATATTAGCATAAGAAGGTTGTCCACCTGATTTACCAACATAAGCAGTAAGATACTTAACATTATAATCATAATTAAACAGAAGCTCTCCACAATCTTTAGTTTGAGCTGCAAAGTAATTATCTATATAATCATTAATATCTTTACAAATAGTAGCATTGTTTCTCCATAAATCCCAAAGTCCTTCAAGAGAATTATCATATACACCAGTATTAGCAAATACAGTATCTCTTAATACATCCCACATACGAGAACTATAAGTATCATATCCACCGTCAGCAGTATTCTTAGTAATAACTAATGAATTAACATCATTCTTATCATTGTTACTAAATTTATCCAACCAAGCAGTTTTAGCAACAGATTCAAGAGCAACATTATCAAGTCCATTAGCCGTATCCATATCATAGAATCTAATAAACCATTTCTTACTTCCATTAATATCATAACATACAATAGTCATATTCTTACCAAGAGAATCGACAAGTCCATATTTTACACATACTAACAAATAAGAGAAAGCATTTCTTATTGAGAACTTAGTATCAAGTTCAGCAGCAAGAGTAGACCAACTAGATTGTGCAGGATATTCACCTTCGGTTTCTTCATATCCTCCTACTGATTCATTCCAAATATACTTCTTAACTGTCGAAGTAGTCATTTGAGCAAAGATACTAAATAGTTCTTGTAGTACTCTCCAAATATTATCATCAGTAACAGGAGCGGTTGGTTCTAACCAGTTACCACCGTTATATTTAAACTCACCTACATGCTTTATAATAGATAAGTCATCTTGCATAAACAAAGCTAACGGCAATATCTTATCACCGTCTACAATTATATTTGCATTTTCACCGAACTCATAAGAATAAACCTTACGCTGGTCTATGTTTCCAAACATCTCATCTTGAGCATAAGTATGATAAGAAGTAACAAAAGCAGGAAGTTTATTATCAACATATTCACCTGCTGTATTCTTTATCTTAGTAGTAAAGTCTTTCATAAACCGGAAACCCATATTATAATAAGCTCCACGACCTAAGTTAAAACTATATATACCAAGCATAGTTTGAGTTTCTTCACCGTCAAACTGAATAAGTAATATAATAGGGAATCCTTCAAGTGTTTGCTTAATAGTTACCTTATCATGAACTGTCTTATCACGAGTATCTACTGGACGGTGAGCTTCTAACTCTTCCATAGGCGGAGTTTTCTCGAATAAGAAATCCGAGTTATCATTAATCCATTTACCAATAGAAGCATTGTTAGCATGAGCACTATCTACAACATCAGCTTTAAGAGTAAACTGTCTTTCAGGAAACCAAGTCTCTTTAGGTTGGAATAACTCATAATCAAGGTTACTTCCGTCATCGGCTTTCAACATCTTATCAAATCTTATTTCTAAGTTCTTAATAAGATTGTTCATAGTAGATGTACCTTGTTTAGAAACAGCAACATCAGTAGTATATTCAGAACTTGATTTACCAGAAGTCGGACTAAAGTAACTCATAGTACAACCAGTATACCAGTTATTATTCTGTCCACCTATTTCCTCAAATACAGCACGAGTAAAACCAGTATTAGCACAGTTAATCAACATAATATCTACTGGAAGTACTTTAGTAGTATCGGAGATAAGACTATTAAAGTTAACGTTAGCATAAGTCTGATTAATATCGTCCCAAAGTGTTGAATTTGGTTCAGAATCAGAAGTAGAGAAGAAGTTTCTTAACTTCATTCTATTGTATTCTGTAAAATCTACACTACCGTCAGCTAATAGAGTTGCTCTAGCTTTTGAGTTCATCGCATTGATAACAATCTGTTTATCATTCGCAGGAACACGGAACAACTTAATATCATAGAAGTTAACATCAGCAAAATTCTGAATTTGTCCAGCATTACTAATATCACAGCCTAAATATATCTTTGAACTAGTTCTCCAAGTAAAGTCATTCTTTATTTCACGAGCTGTACTAAGAATACCATTAATAAAGATAGCAACTACCATCTTTCCTGGATTCTTATTAACTATAAAATCAACAGTATTAATAACATCTTGTTGTATTTTACAACTCATAGTTTCTTTAATATTACCGTCAGTATAAGACCAAGTAATATCTTCGAGACCTATCTTAATACCTTCCGAGAATTGCTCATCTGTATTGTAATCCCCTATAAAGAAAATTGTTCTATTTGAGAAAGGATGTCTATCTGACTTGAATGTACACGATATACCAAAGCCTTGTCTTGACCAGTTATTAAGAGTAGTAGTATCATCTTTAAATGGTTGTACATCAATTACTCCATAAGCCTCTCCTGATATACGTAACATTGATTGTCCGTTCTTTGTTAAGAAGCCTGAAAGAACACCATTAATATTATATACATTTAGTTCAGTTGTAGCACCGCTAGGTTCAATAGCACCAGGAACTGTAAATGAAGGTTCATTACTTGTCCAAACTTTAGTAGTAGATACTTGTGGAAAATTTTCTTGGCGAATATGCCAACTAGCATATCTACTATTATTAGGATTTTGGTCAGCAATAAGTGCTTGAGAACTAGATACAACTTCACAAGCTAAAACAGTGTCGGTAATAGGGTTGCCCTTTTCAGACCAACAACGAAGAGTTATATTCCAATTACCTAATACTTCTCCTTCAGTTGGAATAGCATAACTAAATACTTGTTGTTTGCCACGTTGAACATATTGGTTATCATTATAATTTCCTTCATCAAAGTAACCTATATCTTTAACAATACCATTATGTTCTATTCTAACAGCATAATAGATAAGACTTATTCCTGCAAGATACGGAGTGAATGCAAATGATATATTACCGCTTTGAGAGAACTTAGTTCTTTCAACTCCTGAATCTACTTCTGCCTTACTAGTAATACCTTCTACAAGTACTACTAGATTTACACCGTCTTCTACTACTACACGATTTGTTACCTTATCTGATTGAACAATTTGTTCATTCATTGAAGTAAATGCTTGTGCCTGTATGGTATAAGAACTACCAGCAATAATACTTCCTAAATCCCATAAGTTAACATTAACTTGTCTAGGAGCAGTAGAAGTAGTTTTACCTAATTCAATAGTTTTACTAGCACCATTAGTTACATTAGTGACTACAAGATTAACATCTGAACCAATAATCTTACTAGTAATACTATAAGTAAAGAAGTAGTCAAGACCAACAGTAGCAGTATTACCTGATACAGTACTAGTAAGTTTAATACTAGCTTCTACTATATTAAGCAGATAAGATTCAGCAGAGAATCCGTCTGTATCATTGGCTGTAATTACAACAGAGTGATTACTATTAGAAGAGAATCTGTCTAACTGCGGAATATTAAGAGTTCCAGGAGTATTAGTCCATGCTTCTTTACCTTCGATAATTTTATTACCGTCAAGAGTAACAGTAATAAAATATCGCTTATTATTCTTAGAAGAAGTAATAAGATATTCCAGTTTAATATTAGTAGTTACAGTAGAATAAAGATAATTAATATTACCTTCTTTTACTATATTAGCATTAGTAAGTGTTATTTTATCTCCGGTAGCTCCTCCACCACCGCCACTTCCACCACCGCCATGTTCGGCAAGCCAAGCAATGTAACCACCATGTTTCTTTAATTCTTTTTCATGACGAACAAGAACATCATTAAGACTTTCACCAGTAACACCTTCTTCTGCTACTTCAGGGTCGATAAGACGAGGGTCTTCGACAACAATACCAGTAGCTTTTCCAGAAGAACTTATATCCCAATTACCAGTTTTAGGATTATACCTTTTAATATTATCTGCCATAATCAACTAATATTATAAGTTGGAAATTTCACGTTAATTATATCATTACCATTATTAGTTTCTCCATTACCACCAATAACTCCATAAGCCGGATTTAATCCTTGAAGATTAACATTATACTTACCGGAATTATTAAATACATTAGATAGTTTCTTAACAGTAGCTTGTAAATTAGGGTAATAATGTAAATCATCTACCTTGCCTGGCTTTAAGAAATACTTAATATAGAAAGGATAACGTTGACCTGCATTAACTTTAGCCGTAACATCGTCTCTACTATTAATAGTAATACTAGCAGGAAAGAAATATCTTAACCACGGAATATTAGGACTAGGAAGTTCTTTATTACTAGTATGTTTATATCCACTAGCCTGACACATAAGATATACAGGAGCAGTTATTTCATCTACTAATTGAAATGTACACAAGTGTTTCAGCATATCAAAGTTAGTATTATTTTCCCAAGATTTAGGGAAAGATTGCCCTTTTAACGCACCTTCGGCAGTTTCCGTATATAATTCATCAGAATTAAAATCCTTCTTTAAAACGTCCGCAGTGACCTGTATGATAGGCTTCATAGAGCTGTTTTCGTTCTCTAAAATCGGATAACTGCAACTGTAAGTATGTTTATGTCCGCCAAGACATAAACGGTAATTGTGGGTCTGTAAGAATTTTGAGAACCAATAAGCGTTAGCTTTAGTTGTATTGAAATTCAATCTACTACCACTTCTCTCAACACTAGTGTTTTCTTCATTATTCCAATAAAATGAATTAATAAGATTTTGAGTAATAATAGTAAAAGGCATTTCATGGCAATAAGCTATCTTAGCTTTAGCATTAATTGCATTAGCATCATCTCTTTCACACCATTGTCTTATCAAATCATACGTCACACCAATAGTAGTAAGTCCGTAAACGTCTCTTTCAGTATTAGCACTTATCTCACTATTAACACATAAGAAATGATTATGTCCAACATCAAAAGAATATAATGATTCGACAAATATTTCTTTATCTTCAACAGTAAATACTGGCGGATTATCTTCATCCATTTCGTAACAATAGAAGAATCTAATATTAGTGGCGTTAATCTTAGAATTATCACCACCATCACCAAGAACATATACATTAGCCGGAGTTAAATCGTTGTTACCAACAGTAACCATTTCAGCAATATCGTATAGTGGTTCTCTTCCTGCTTCATAATCTAACCATTCATTAATACGATTACCATTCTGTGTCATGTCACCAGTATTAATCATAAAGTAGCACACAGATATGTTGCTAGTTTCATATCTATTAAAGTCCTTCTTTATTTGGTCGGCAGTTATTCTCCATACATTATATTCATCCCAATTAAAGCCTTGCTGGTCAGAAGTCTGAACAAAGTTAAGAACTTCGCTCCCTGCATTTTCACTCATAACTACAAATCTACGAACATCGCTCTTATAAGTTTCGTCTCTACCTACGTAATATTCATAATAGACATTCTTGTCTCTTGTATGAGTATCATACTGTTCTCCTAAATGAGTAAGTATTACCTTATGAGTAGTAAACGGAGTACCGTCAGTAGTTATAGCTCTAATACGATTATAGTATTTACGAACACCAGTTTCATTCTTAAACGATTCCACTTTAGTCCATTCAGTATAACTATTATCACTACGGTATGCACGATACCATAAGTATTCATCATAGTAACCTACGGAAACCCAATTAAAACATCTACTAGCATCATCATTAGGCTCATTACTTTCATTAATAGTATAACAAGCCTTGCGTCCTAAAGTCATAGTGACTTTATTAGGTTTAGTATGGTCTAATAAAGTCTTATTAAAGAATATGTTCTTATTCTCAAAACTAGCACGCGGAGTATAAGAATCTACTCTAGGTATTATGTCTGCTTCGAGATTAACAAAGTACATATCATTAGCGTTATTTCTAGCACTAAGAGCTTTAGTAGCTTGCTTAACATTGTCCATAGTATAGTACTTAGTAAATAAATACTTACTAGTAAGATAACCATAAGCAGTATTTTCAGCAGCATCAACTTTATCAGCATCACCAGCATTTAAGATTTGAAGTCCAACCAAATCAATATAACCTTTAGATACCTTTATGGGGGAAGTCGCGTTATTATAAGGATTTGCAACTGAACTAGGCTCTGTTCCCCAAGTTAAAAAGAACTTAGCTTTCTTATTATCAAACTTAATAAGATTACCATCACTAGCATACCATTCCATATCATAAGTCTCAACTTTAATACGAGTAGTATTAACATTCATTACTGAACATTGAGCACCTCTAATTAAGAATGTCGAACCTGCTTTGATATTCCCCCATAAAGGGAGCACTTCCCAGTTTCCACCTTCTGTACCATACTGTAATGATAGTCCATTAAGAGACACATCTTTACCCGTAAGATTACTAAGTTCAACAAAGTTATGAGAACATGGATTATAACTATATTCATCACTAGTAATACCACCACAATACAAAGAGTTAATATATAACTTTTGTAGATATAGAGTAGTTACATATACCCAACCAGTTCCGGGTTCTTCTTGTCCACCAGTAGGTTCTGCTTGTGGTGTATCTAACTCTTTCTTATATACTACTAGCTGTCCGTTATTATTAACCTTAACACGATATACTTGTCCATTAGGAGCAACGAAGCCAATAGTATCTAATTTATCTAATGCTTCATAATCAATACTACCACCACCACCTGAACTAGTACCAGTAAGATTAACAGGTTCTCCATTAATCTTAGTATATAGACGTTTTACATCAGTAGCAATTAGAAGTTCATAATCTACAAAATTATTAAAATTATCTTGGATTTCTTTAAGAGTACCATAATGCCCACGAACCGCTTTAGTATTTGGTTCATATTCATCTGTTTCAGGTTCAAGACTTTCACCAACAGCAGCAACTCTAATTGCTAATTGTCCTGTATTAGGATCAATAGGAGTATATTCTTTTAATACAGACTTAGTAAAAGTATTACTAACATGACCTGGATTTATAATTAAATCTCTCTGATGGACAATAGTATCAAGATACTTTTGTATCACTTGAATAGATTGAATTATAGGAGCTAGCTTTTCATCTTCTTCAAGAGCTGCCCCTAATCCAGAAGTATCTACCCAAAGAGAATTTGTATTAGCAGGAGGATTGTCTTGTATATAAACAGTTTGAACTGGTTCATCTCCACCACCTTGTTGCTTAATTACAAGATTCTCGTTTTCAATACCTCCATTAAACCAATACTCGTTAATAATATTATTTTGTTTAATACCTACTGTAAGACCTACTGAACGTAATTCAGGAGACAATTCTTTCAGAGCTTCTGCAATACTATTATAAGGTCCATACTTAGCATCAACATCAGGTAGAGGATTATAGTTATCATCTACACTGTTATTAATAATAGGTTGACCTATACTTATTCCTTTTCTCATATTACTTGTTTTTACAGGTTATACGAATAGTATCATCAAATACAGAAGGAGAATATAAGAAGAATACTTTATAATGTATATCGTCAACAATACCACCAGGATTGTTAGTCTTATAAGCACCGTCTGAACCGTCCCAAAGAGTAGTAACAAGAGTAGTACCATATTCAGCTTTAACAAGCGTCATAAGTGTATCAGGTATAAGAAGATAATGAATCTTCTTTTCTTGATGAATAGTAAATGTATTATTCTTATCTCCCGTAATAGTTCTAGGAGTGTTACCTTCAATAGCCATAATATCATTAATAGACATTTTATCAAATACTTGCGGAGCAATATCCGTATGTCCATAATACATTACGTTCATTTTAGGAATAGACTTACATTCGACAATAAAGTCATTAGAATAATATGTTTCACCGTCTTCTCCTTCTATACTAGCTCTAAATATATAAACTTGTCCTACTTGAGCATTAAGTGTTAATTCATTAAACTTAGCCGGACTATCAATAGATAATCCTGAAGCTATAATATTTTCTCTTTCGTTAATAACTTGATATATAGTAAGAGTATCTTTAGTTACATATTCTTTATTAGCGATAACAAATGTAGCTTCATTATATTTTATCTGTTGAGCACCAGTAATTGACATAGGAATATTAAGTTCAAATGTCATAAATACAGGTTTCTCATCAGTAGTATATTCAGTACAGTTCAAAGCTAAAGAAACATTAATATAATTAATGAGTAAATCTGCCTGTTTCCAATAACCTAATGTATAGGCAGCACAAGCAGATTGAAACATATTCCAACAATTAATTACTTGACGATTGATACCTTTACAAGTAGAAGTACAATCTTTAATCATATCTACTCCTAAGTCACTTAACTTAATAAGTAGTTTTTTATAAACACAATTATACTTACTTGGAACATCAAGATAAGTATACATTCCATTTTCGTTCTTTCTCATTGCATTATTATTAATTCGTTATACATTGCAATTAGATTTTGTTGTTGTTGTTCACTAAGTTTAGATTCTACATTAGACATATTACTAAGAACAATCATAGCATTATATCTACATATATCTTCGTCAGTAAGAATGAATCCAATGTCGGAGAGGTGTACAAGTTGTACACCTCTATCAACCAATTTGCTTTTTACATTATCGAAGTTTATGTCCATTACTTTAATGTATTATTTGTTATATAAGTTATGTAAGACTGAAACTTCAAGTTTATTTTATTATTAAAACTAGATATTTTATCTTCTTTACTAAGATTGTCATTAAACACTATTTCTATTATAGATTTCTCTACTGACGGCATCCAATCTTTTTTCATATTATCATTAGCTTTTACTCCATTAATCTTATATAAAGCTAAGCTAGAGAATACACTGTAAAACTCTGCATTAACTATATTATGGATATTAGCAAGTATATTATCTTTATTAGTATGGACGTGGTTATTAATAACAGTATTAGTAACGAATATAGTCAATCTCATTGCCGAAGCGAACATAGAATCTTCTATTGCAGTCTTACATTTGTCCTTATCTTTATCTATGATATTCTTTGTAATATCAGTAATAAACGTTGAGACTTGTAGTAATGACTTAGATACTTCATCAAGAGTACTACTAATAGAACTAACAAACTTTTCGCTTTCAGTCTTTTTCTTATTGTCCAACCACTTATATAGTAGTAGGAAAATAGAAATAGTTATCAAGGAACTCAAGCCTTGATTAAGAGCAGATTCGATAATTTCTTTCATCCCTATTTATGATTAAAGGGATTACTACTAATTTTAACATTAATAGCAACCCCTTTATTAAACTATTACGAGTTATATTTACAATATCTTCTTTAAGCTCCTGCTGCTGCCGGAGTATTAATAGATGCAAATATTGTTTCAAGAGTAGTTATTTGAGTAGCTCCTGTCGGAATAGCAAGATGAATAATAGTCTTAACATTTTCGGTACTACCACTACGAAGGTCACGATGCGGATAGAAAGTTAGTGTAAACACTGTCCAACCATCAGCATTAGAGAACTCCGGCAAAGTATATAATTTACGAGCATCATTGCTAGTAGAATTAATACCTTCACCACCAATACAACGAATCTGTAATTCTTTAAGAGCAGCATCATCATTAATTGGTTTTACAGCTTTTGCAGTAGTAATAGTTACTCCAAACAATGAATCTCCTGCAATCAGATTCCATGCTTCATAATCAGTACCAGTTACGGTAATTTTAGCAGCGGCAACACTAGCAGTAAATCCTTCATTCTTACCAAGAGAATTAAGTTGAGTACTTAACTTCTTAGCAATAATAGCAGCAGTATCACCTTCACGAGCACGCTCACTAGCCGACCACTTATAACGTTCATTAAGAACAGTATGAGCTTTAGCCATAGTTAACGTATAATCCTTTCCTTTTACGGGGGTAGGAACAGTAATTTCCGCACTAAATTTAATTCCGGCAGCATAGACACTCTTAACATAAGAGAAACGTCTAGTATCAATATCAGATACAATATTGGTATACTTGCTCTTATTAGCAAATGCTCCACCACCAACAAACAAGGTAAACATCGGAATGTTCTTAGTAAGAGCTTTCGAGATGATTACACCTTCGTTGTCGTAAAGAGCAACAGCACCCTCTGTAATACCTGCTGCATTAACAGCAGCTAAAGTGGCGGGAGTAGTAGCTAATGCAACATTATCTGCAAACAACAGTCTTTCCATTTTATTCTAATTTAGATAATTCGTTTGAAACTTTCTCATAACTATTATTATTAGAGATAGCATTAAAGGTATTAACAGCTCTCTTAATAACTTCGTGCATAGCAACATCTGATAGTTCATTCGTAGTATCGGTTGCAATACTAATTAGAGTAGGATACTTAATATAATTAACTAAGAACTTCTCTATCTCGAATGTTGCTATTACTTCAATATTAGATTCGGTCTTATAACATATAGGACTTATAACAATAGACCTTGAATGATAATCGTTCATCGTTTCACTCACTAAGTCTAAGTCTATCAATCTACAACGATAAGACTTATCCCCCTTAAAGGAATAGACAGATGTGTAGAACATGGGTGTTGGATAGTCGTTTAACTCTATCTTATAACCAGTACCAAACATTATATCTCCTTGTTCAGCTTCAATCTTAATACTAGTATGAAGAGGACTAAGTTCTGTTAATCTTATAACGTTATCAGAGATACCATCGAGTTCACGATTACCTTTACGAGAGAAAACATCTTTCACATATTCGATAGTCTCTAAATTGATTATTTCGTCTACCTGTTCGGGAAGTATTGCTCGCACAGTTTTCATGCCCATTTGTTGAGCTAGAAGCATGAACTCATTATGTATCTCTGCTACTTTCATAATAAATAGTTATTATAATTTTAGTTTAGTTTCAAGTGCTCTTTTATAATCAGCATTTTCGGGATTACTGAAATAAGCCAACGCTTCTTTCATGTTAGCTCCGATAAATCCACCTTCGGGAGTAAGAACAGTTTGATTAACATCAGAACGAACTAGCTCACCTTTGGCAATAGCTTCTTCAATGAACGCTTGAAGCTCAATTTGTGAATTGTTAAACAGTTTGTTGAATTTCTCCGGCTCTTTAATTGCAAAGTCATCAAGCATCTTTTCTTGGATAGTTCTATCAAGTAACAAGTTAGATAATACATCTTGTTTGTTACTAGCAGAATAACATACGAAAATAGCTTTGAACTTAGCATCGTTATCAATAGCATCAAGATAATTACGTCTTGCTTTGTTAGCTTGAATACGATTACGTTTAAGACGATTATTTTCTCGTTGTTCATCTTTAATATAGAATTTAACACGAGGGTCGAAGCTAATAATAGCTACGTCTTTAGCGACAATAGGATAAAGTAAACAATGACGATATGCTAAGTAATCATCTACTTTAATAGGATGTCCGTATTGATAACGAGTTGCTTCAAGAGCATTAATCTTAGTTACATATTTAGCAATAGCATCCTTCAACTGTTTAGGATTAGACTTTTCAGCATTATCATATTCTTCGATAATCTCTGTTTCATCTATCTTATAGTTCAGATAATCTCTTTTCTTATTCCATTGGAAAGAACAATTAAGTTTCTTTCCTTCACCATCAACAGGAATAGATATGCTATTGAACCAACGTTGAACACGAGTAATATATTCCTGTGAATTAACAGAGCAACCAACAAGAGAAGGCATGTACGCTTCCATTTCTTTATAGTTGCTAGTTAAGATTCTAGCTGAATTAATACTACCACCAATGCTATCGTGACGGTCAACGATATATCTAGCATTAACTTGACGATAAACAGAATTAATAGTAATATCAGTAGCAAGAGCTATTGTAATATATCTTTCTTCTAAGAAGTCTCTATCTAAACCATCTTCTTTTTTAAGAAGTTGTTCATAGGTTTCTCTAGGAGTTTCCGGAGCTTTAGCCTGTGTAGTAGCACTAGGGCTATTAGTTGGATTATTTAGACTACTGCCGAATGTTCCGGCTTTTGGTGCTTGTCCTTCCATTATAATTTCAATTTTAATTGTTTAACTTAGAGTACGCACTCCAACATGAACATCTTCTCTTGTCTATCTACTTGCAGACCACGAGACATTTTAACTTCATATTGAGACTTATCAATATCCGTAGATATAGAATTGCTAGGAACAGAACCCCAAGACGGTGGAATAGGAGTAAGACCTTTCAATACACCAACAAGGTAAGACTGACCTTTCATACGTACCATACGAACATTACGATTTCCGTTATATACAGAGTTGTCAATGAACATCAGTTTGTGAGATGTCATAGGTAAGCCAGTACGAGGATGAATAAGTCCATTAGCTTTTGCTGTTTCAGCAATAGGAGATTTATCCAAGAAAGGAAGATGAATACAAGTAACAGTATGTCCGTCAATAGTCTTATACTTACGGAAGTATTTACCATAAGTAAGACCACCTGCTTCTTCACCAATCATTTTCTCTCCAAGTGGAGTAATGAATCCTTCGGACTTAACATCTTCACGGATAGCCATATCGAAATCTTCGATACCACCTTTACCTGCATACAGAGTAATCTCCATAGAACCAGTATCGGTATCTTTATCAACTACGTCACCAATAGTTCTTTTTAGCTTGCTAAGTGGCAAGTATTCACCATAAGTATCGTAGTTAGATTCTTCAAGGATTTCAAACATACCAGCAGTTTCAGGAATTGGTTGGTCATTATCCCAATCCTTCATATCAATAGTACCATTAACAGTACGATTATAACGAGATGTCCATAAGTCAATCTCGTTAGAGATACGCATCTGAACATCGAACTGGCGCATTTCTTCGTTAATCCAACGAGTATCAGTACCACCGCCTTTAGTCTTGAAAGCATAACTAACAATAACATTACTAATGTTACCTGCAATTTCCTTGCTATAACGCTTGAATCCTAGCTGGGATTTCATAACGCCTGGACCCATTACATTAGTCTTGTTACCCTTAGAATAAGATTCAGGAATAGACGGAGCTAACATACACCAATACTTACCTTTTTCAAGATTAGCAGGGTCAACATAAGCACTTTTATCAGGATTCTTTAGCTGCAAAGAATACAGATGTCCACCATGACTACCAGCACCATGGTCTCGCATTACACGAACAGCAGTTTTACCATCAGGAGCAAGTAAACCATACTGTTCGATAATAAGACCAGTAGCAAACTCAACCTTAATAGGTTTACCACCAATACCCGGAGTAGTATCACTAGTATCAGCCCAAACAATGTAATCATTGAATCTCTGACGACCCATTGTCTTCCAAGTCCACTCAACAGTAGTAATATCACGAACACCAGCAGCACCTTGTCCTTCTGTAAGGAAAGTTAGCGGGAATCGGTCATCTTCCATACCATAAGTGTAAGTCAGGAAGTTGTTAATCTCTTCCGGTTTTTGAATCATTAAGGCAGCAAGAGATTGCTCATTAGAGTAACCTCTATCATCATATCTACCTCTTTCGACTTCTCTTAATCTGTACATATTTGTTTTAATTTAGTTAGTTCAAGACTAGTTGGTCATTATCAACTGTCTTAGAATTATTACCTTTACTATTGATAATAACAGTCCTTTTACCAGTAGTTTGCGCTGCGGTAGTTCTAATAGATAGAACTTTCTGCTTATTAACAGCCATACCGACAAGACTAGCATAATCGCCACCAGTAAACCTAAGAAATGCTTTAAGTAAATCATCCTGCATACGAGCATTAGAATCAACTTTAGCTTCGTCTAACATATAGGCTGTATTACCTTCATTGTCAACAGGAGTAGACACATACTTCAAGAAGTCTTTGCGACTAAGCATTACTTTCTTTCCGTCTTTGTTACACTGAATTTGTTCAGGAATACTATAACCTAATAGTTCGCCTTTACTAATAGTCTTTTCTACATTATCCCAATATGCTTTCTCTTCGGCAGCAGCAGCAGCTTCTTTAGCTTCTACTTGTGCTTTCTGTTCAGCAAGTCGAGATTCATAAATGCTATCAACAGCTTCTTTAGATTCAACAGCAGTATCATAAAGAATACCGGCGTTCTTACAATAGTCAATGAATTTATTTACATCTCCTTTTTTACCACTAAGTTTCCATTCTTCACGAATGAAAGTAGCTTGTTGTTCTTCGTTATCTTTACTAACAGTAATCTGACTTCTATCAGGAATTTCTACGAAGTCGTCAAGAGTACCGTTAAGTTTAAGATGATTAATAACTTGTTTTACTTGCGGATAAGTTTCAAACAGATTATTAAGAGCAGCAGTTTGAGCTTCTGCAATTCTATTCTGAATTACTGTATCAACATAAGCAGCAATACCTTCTGTATTATTATCGAATACAATAGGATTACCATTCTCATCTTTAAAGTCAGAACCGAAACGAGTTTGTAATTGTTCAAGAACACTTGGTTCAGAACCATTTTGAGATATAAGTTCAGCAAGTTCAGCAGCAGTACGGAATACAGTTCCATCAGCAGCAAGAGCATTACCGTTAGCATCAATAGTATAATCTACACCGTCTACATTAACGGTATCACCTTCTGATAACTGAACTTCCCCCATAGAGGAGTCTTGTTGCTGATTATCTCCTTGACCTTGCTGACCTTGCTGACCTTGATTTCCAGTATTACCATTACCGTTACCAGTATCGGCATTAGTATTAGTATCAGTATCAGGGTTACCATTACCATTACCATTACCATTACCTTGTTGACCTTGTTGTCCAGCACCTTGTTGTCCCTGTCCGGCAGGATTGCCGTTAGCACCAGAGCCAGTACCTTGACCTCCAGTATTAGTAGTATCGCCATTATCAATACTACCAGTACTTAAATCTAAATTATTATTACTACTAAAAGTTCCCATAATAAATATGTTTTGATTATTACTTTCACTCAAATGTAATCTAATAATATGAGAAAGCAAACTCTTACTAGTCTGAATACTCTTATTATTAGGTTTAGAATTGCCCGTATTCGTATTTAAGTATTACTAGAGTTAATATTATTAGCAAAAACTTTACGTTCGATACAGGGCAAAAGAATGAGCCATTTTAAGACCCGTCACGGCATTTTAATGCTTTCCTTTACAGTTCATCCATTTGATAGGGTAAATGCAACAGAGGCGAAGGAAATGCTATCTACGTCGATTTCATGGGTACGAAAAACCCTACGGAAAGTTCCGTAGGGCACGTCTGAATCATAGAGAATGGTATATAGCTAATTATAACTTAGTATTCACTTCTTAGTAGAACTAGATTTAGACTTAGAACTATCATATCTATTCTTATTCTCTTTAGCTATCTTTAGTTCATTATCTCTATCTAACGCAGAGTTAATCATATCTAAATCCTTAGCTCGTTTCTTTTCATTTAGTTCAGCTTGTTTCAATGATAGTTCAGCAGAATTATCTTGTGGAGCAGTTTGCACAGGTTGATTAGCTAAAGCAGCCATAGCAGCTTCTGTATCCATTCCTTTAGCAAGTAAATCATAATAACCTTTGATTTCTGCTAGCCTAGCATCTTGTTCCCCCTTAGCAGCTATCTGTTCAAGAACAGCTTTATTCTTAGCTTCTTCTAATTGTTGGTCTAATTGTCTAAGCGATTCTTCATTCTTCTGACGAATCTCTTGATAACGATTAATAGCTAGTTTAAGACTGGATATATTACCGGAAGTAATAGCAGCAACAGCAGACATTAAATCTCCATTTTGACTGGCGTTGAAAGCCCACTCTTTAAGTTGTTCAAACTTCTCTGTTTCTCTATCAGAGTTTTTAGCTTTGATTACGTATTGTCCGAGAGTATGATTATTTACATTAAGAGAGACATATTGTTTTCTATCTGACTTATCATAGTAAGAAGTATCTAATCCATCTATCCAAGCTAACTTGGAATTATTTAAATCTATTAGATATTCGTCCTCACGGAACTTATCGAACATATAGTTAATAATAATTGTGCCCATTGAACCACGAATAATAGCTTCTTTTGTTGTACCTTTACCAGCACTAGTTGCTATTTGTCCATAACGTTGTGGTGTCATATCTACCATTTCACGAGCACTAGCTTTAATAGATTCAATAAGATTAGATATTTCAGTAATATAGCCGGAGATATTAGCGTCAAGCATTTTAATAGATTGTGCTTTAGTACTATTAATATCTTCCGCATCATCATACGGGAATATACCTTCTGCTGCTATATTATAAATAGCTTCTTCTGCATCTTCTCCAAATAAAGATTTAGCTGCAACAAGAATAAACATCTTGTTCTTAGCTATCATCATCTCTCTATGATAAGAGAAGATATTAATTAGTATTTGGAATGGAGTAAGTATTTCTACAATAGAGAATCTTCCCATTTGAGGAAGTACTTCTTGAAGTCCACAATATTGTAATCTAACATCATCATCCAATTGGAAAGGAATAGGTTTAGCACCACCGGGATATATACCAAAACGTTGACCACCTATACGATAACCTTCATAAACTTGTGGTTTATATACAGAAGTTATCTCAATATGTCCAAGTTCAGGATTAAATTCAAAATCATCAGGAACAATCATTTCATCAACTAATCCTACTTCATTAACATATTTCAATATCTTAACTTGTGTATAACCTCTCCAATTAACATGCCATACTTCAAGTAGTTCTCCGTTTTTTAATCTTAAATCATAACCATCAGAAGGAAATATCTCTCTATTATCGTTCTCATAGCTCTTACACTTTTCAGGGAAATAATAAGTATAAGCATTAAGACTAAGTGTACGAGTAGCACCAACTGTACTAGGATTATAATACTTAGTTATAAATTCTAGTTCTTCATCTGATAATTCATCGGAGAATTGGTCTATTACTTGATTGTAACTCATTAACATTCTACGAGCTACAATATCATATTTAGATACCATTTGTTCTCCATTAGGAACAGGAAACATATCAGTAGTTGGAACCCACTCTTTAACTAGCTTTTTACCACGAACAGTATGGAAACTATAAACTTCCCCTGTAACGATATAGTTAAAGTACTCAACTGGAATTATTGTCTCATTATTAAGAACATCATCAATAACTTCTAATAGTTGTTGAGCTTGTGCACTTATTTCATCTATATAATTATCAATAAAGTTCTTTTCAAACTCTTCTGCATCAGCTGCTAATTGTTCAGGGTCAACCTCTTGTATTGGTTGTCCTTGAGCTTCTAGTTGAGCATTTTCAGCTTGTTGTTGCTGTATTCTCCTTTGAAGTTCTTGTTGAAATGCTAACATAGCTCGCTTAACTATATCTTCTCGAATAGCAGCATCACGAGCCATAATGATTTCAGGATTATTAGCACCAACAATAAATTCATGTTGAGATTTAACGTATTCTGATAAATAACGACGAACTACATCATTAATAATATCAAGATTCCTTAGAGTAGCAGGAAATCTTTTAAAGTTCTCCTTCGTAGCATTATAAGGGTTAAGTGTTTTACGATAGAACTCGTCAGGCATTTCTCCATGAAGTATTTCAAGAAGTTGTTCCGTCTTAGTTCTATCATTACACGCTAGTCCGGCAGCAATACAATAATCTATTGTTCTACCAGCCCAGTATTCATCCTTTTCAGAATTAGGGACACGCTGTTTAGGCATGTCCCCAAGTCGAGCATTTAGCTTAGCATCAATCATAATAATTCGCTTAGTTTAATAAGTATATTAATGTACCAATCAATAGCACCCGTACTTATTACTATAACTAGCATTAATACGAATCCTATCATTCCGCCAAGCAATGTAGCTAAAATATCTAAGAAATCAAACTTACCGCCATACATTTTATCTTTAAATTCCATGCCTACGGCTAAGCCTACTACTAACATTATTCCTAGTAATCCACATGGGATTGCGTAGAGGAAATGTTTTAACCTGTTGCTTTCTGTTAACCAACTCATAATTAATAACGTTTACGATTCCAAAAGTTTTCTTTCTCTGTTTGCACTCTCTGTCTATGTTCAAGCTGCTTTTTAGCAAACTTATCATTAGCAGCCCATTCAATACCACGAACAATCATTTCAGATACACGGTCAAAGTTACCAGTATTAGACCATTTCTTTAACTCTAGTATAGACTGATAATCATATATAGTATGAAGAACAAGCATATCACGACCGTCCTCGAACTTCCCTATGGGGGAATACAACATTTCCTTTAACATTCGAAGACCATCAAGTTTAACTGTTTCACTACTAATATCATAACCAATAGTATTAATCTTCTTAGTATTAATATTAGTATCCCATAAATGAACTGGATGATAACCTAGGTATCTAACAGCTTTCCACTTCTTAAAATTACTAACTGTTTCACCACGGTTAATCTCGACATTAGTTGTACCAAGACAATTATAAGTAACCGCAAAGTAATAACAGATTCTATCTGCTTTTTCTAGTTCATCAGGACGACCATAATACACAGCACATAATCTAGGACGATAACCATTATATATACAAGGATTCATCCAAACTTTAATACTATTATGTGAATGTTTATTAGTAAGTTCTTTCTTATCCTTATCAATACCAACAGGGTCATAACTAATACTATATATTCCCGGAGGAGTACCTTTAGTTAACTGACCTGTCTTTTTATCTATATATTCTACTTTAATTGGATTAAACCATTTACGAATACAACCTTCAGGGTCTTCATTAGAATGACGAGGAACATTCTTAATATAATCAAAGTAATCCTTCTTAAATACACCACCAGTAGCAGCAATACGTTCATTAGGAATAAACTCGAAGTTATCCGAATCATATTCTACAAACTTACCATCTATATAGAAGTTATATTTATTAGACATTTTTAGTTCTTGCTCCCATTCATCTAATATCTCACTACTAAATATATTCTCACTTACAGAACTAAATGATTCACTAGGCATATTAGCATACTGCCCACAATAACTAATAAACTTAGCGAATGATTTGCTCTTAGCTTTTTCAGCAGCACGTTCTTCTTCTGCTATCTGAAAACCAAGAGCTATATCAGAATTACCATCGTCATCAAGAGAAGTAAGAGTAGCAATTTGATTATCATCGCCAATCTTATAACCTTCAAGTCCCCAACAATAAGGTTTAAAGTAACCACATACTTCTGGTCTACTATCTTTATCCCATACGTTTTCAAATGGCATAAAGTTTCTACCTCTAGGGTCATAGAAGTTTTGCTCAAATGTTACCCAACCTGCATTAGCTTTACCGGCAGTACCCCAAGCATTAAGAAAACCAGTAGTAACAGAACCAGTCTTTAGAGTAGGTTCGGTTACATCCATAAAATCATCAAAGTTATCAAACTCTGACATCTCTTCACACTTGATTTCTCCGGCATCCTTACCAACAGCAGCAGAAGGATTATTCTTAGTAGATACAGATATACAAGCACTATTCCAACTGTTATCATCAATAATAGCTGTACTAGGGTCTTTGTAACCTAAGATAAAATCACTAGCATCAATCTTAGCAATACCTCTAGCAAAAGGAGTATTAGATTCATAAAAGATGATTTGTTTCTTCATAAAGTCAGATAAACCACCTGACTGAACCAAGAACTTATTATCACTAGCAGCATGAATAACAGCACGGTTAGGAGTAAGATTAATAAAGTTAGCAGAACCAATAGCTTCCATATAACTAAATCCACCACGTCTTGTCTTATCGTTGATAAGAAACATACCGTTCTCTCGACAGAACTGTTTGATTAAGAAGTACCACCATTGGCAATCAATAAATCTAGGAAATCCTCTTATCTTACGACCAGTAACTTTACCTTCTTCTACTCGAAGTGTCTTAGTATCTAGTTTAAGAATACGACCATAATTAATAAAATTATAATGTTCACCAGTAATATAGACATCTTCTATCTCACCAGTTCTAGTATCCATAAGACAAGGAGCTTTAAAACCAACAAGTCTACGTAGAGTTTCCTGTTTACGAAAGTTTATATGAGGCATACTATCTACTGCAAACTTAGTATAAACTCCTTCTTTTTCATAAGTAACAGCAGCAGGACGTAGAAGGTCTGTATTAACAAAACGCTTATGTGGGTCAATATTCATTAAGAATCCTCCGCTTTCTCCTATTAAGAAATGGTCGAATGGGTCTTTATATCCACAGTCTCTTGCGTGCTTATATTTCTTTCCTTTATCTTCTTCATTATAATAAATGAAGAATGGATATTCACTAAGTTCCATACTTACAATTAGTTATTTTAATAGTATAACAACAAGAATAGCTAGCACACCTGTACTAGCTATAAATCCATTACGTTGCTTCTTATACTTTTTAGACTTATTATATTCCTTATTAAGATTAACAATAGCTTGATTTCCTAGTATTGTTATCCTCTTTATTTCTTCACGTTGCTTAGATATAATAGAATCCTGCAAGTAGCTATCTCTAACTTTTAGTTCGTATAACTTCTTGTAGGATTCATATTGACTTTTATACTCTTCTGAAAGTATTAACTTTGCATTGGCTATTCTTAATACTTCTTTATCTAGGCGTCGCTTCGCTCCGCCATCCCCCATAAAGGAGTAGGATTGCTGTAAACTATCTACCTTCGTCTCCAATCTTTGGATTCTCAACTCCGATTGGTTTTGACACAAGATATATGAAGCGTTCGAGAATAGCAATACTATCAGTATCACTAATTGCTTTATCAAATTCTTTCTCATACTGATTAGTATTATTAAGAGTATTGAGAATAGAATCTATTACTAGTTGTAAACTATCTCTTTTTGTTTTTATTTCCTGATATATTGTATCAGGAACGATAAGTGGGACTTCTACATTTTCCTTATTAAAAACAAAATTGTTTAATACTCCAATTATAACAAATGCGATTACTACTATTAATAGTCCTATTCCAATACTCTTTAGTTTCATATTATTAAGTCTTTTTCTTCTAATAACGTGTAAGTAAATACATCGCCCCACAAAGGAATTGCTAAGTTAACTATATTCATAAGTTCTCTAAAATCCATACTTCTAGCTAGAACTTGACAACCAGCAGACCAACCATCAACAACAATACTTGATTCTCCTGCTTTATGAATATTAATGCCAAACATTCCTTCTTCTATTGTTGATTCATCACAATCAAGATAAAAGTCTTTATTAGCATCACGGAATACTTTAACAGGTTTATGTTGAACAAGAGCAAGATATTGTCCCTTATGATAACCTTTCTTAAAACAACCACGATACTGACCAGGAACTAGAATTGCACAACCTTTAATATTAACAGGATTAGTAAGACTTTTATAACCAGGGTCAGTAGTACAAGGATATATAGGAGTATATCTCTTACCATTAGCTGTCCAATAATCAATTATAAAAACATCATTGAACTCATTACCATGTTCTTTGGAACGAACACCAATAAGATTAAGATTATACTTACCTTTATCAAAGTAAGAATAACCTTTATTCTCTAGTGTCTTTCTCCAATCAACAGTACGACACCTATCTATTAATAAATTATTATATTTAGACATGATATTACATTTATATTATATAAATAAATTCATTTGTTGTTTCTGACTTCCATTAACAGTTTGATAACGGATATTAAGCATAGTATCTATTTCAGGTTCTAATCTAGGAATCTTATACCACTTAGCTGTTTCACTTTTACTTTCATCAATATGAAAACCGTCTTTAAATCTTTGAGGTCTACCATATTGGTTAAGAACAAATGGAACTTCAATATGACAAAGAGCTAAACCACGACAAGGCAAACCAGTAATAAGATGAACCATTTTAGCATATAGATTTAACTGCAAGGCATAAGTAGTACCATTACAATTAGGTAGACCACCAAACGGTGGAAGTAGAACATCTTCGGGCTTATGAACCCATTCATCTGTTTCTTGTACTGGACGAACAGTTTTATCTTTCTTATAGTATCCTGCTTGAAATCTAAGACCTGTACGATTAGTTTTCCAATCAAGAATAACAAAACCATCTTCACGAATAGGAAGTATATCAATAGTTCCACTAAGAAGATACTTAGGAAGAAATGCTCCTATCTCTGAATATATCTTATAATCTCGTTCAGTATAGAACTTAAATACTTTATATATTTCAGGATATTTATTTTCAGTATGTTCAATAAAAGCATCAACATCGAGAAGTTTTACATGACTATCAACAACATCTAAATCAGCAACAGTAACCATTTGTTTACTTTCTTGTTTATTCAGATATTTAATAGCATTAAAGAACTTACTATTCTGACGAATACCATCTTCAAAACTATTATGATAGACATTACCCATATCACAGGCTTTATCTCGTATAGTATCCCATTGGTTCTTTATGTCTTTAATAGAAGTGTTTTCTTCTTTAGCTTTATACTTAGCCCAATAATTAGAATCAAACTTAGGAACATACGAATGAATAATAGTAGTAGCACTAATATAAGAATTACCACAATTATCAGTATACTTATGAGTAGGTTCATCAAAGTATAACTTAGTTTGCTTATATTCAGGTTTAACTGGTATCATTTTGTACTTTCGTATTTCCCCCGTAAAGGAGTGTTAACAATGCTATCACTTACCAATCCTAGCTCTCTCTTTTGAGCTTCTACTTGAGCTTCCAAATCACTAGCGTCTTTAGCAGACATAGAACTAGTAACTACTTTACCACCACGAGCTTTCTTCTGTTCTATTTCAAGAGCAGCAGCTTGTTTAGCTTCACCTAAAGATTTAATCTGATTAGGAATGATATTAATAATACCATTTAGCTTAGTTATCAAATCAATAACTGGTAAAGTATCTTCGGCTTGCATACCTGCATTAAGTTTATTAGTAAGTTGTTCACTAAGTATATTAGCTGCACGAGAACTATTATGAACTGCTCTAAGAATAGTTTCAAGAGCTTCGCCTGCAACGCCCATCTTATCTTCATGATATCTATCAACAAGACGAAGAATAAGAGCATCAGGTTGCCAATCATTAGGAAGAGCGTAATTAGCTCTAGCAGATGCTAAGGCTTCGGAACGACTATATCCCATTTGATTAGGTGGAGACTTAGGGTCAGCTAGATAAAAAATAACTCCGGCTTCTTTAAGATACCGAAGTTTATCTTCACTAGTATCACGAAGATATAACTCTCTTACATCTTTATCCTGTATCTGATAAACGTTAGGAGCAAAGGGATAACCTTGCTCGTCAACGCTAATCATACCTGTTAAATCCAAAGGGGCAATCTTCGTAATCATAACCTTTATTATTTCTTAGTTCAATATAGTAATCAGAATCATTAACTGGCTTCATCTTACTAAAGAAGTACATATATAATTTAAAAGACCTCTCATCTTGATTAAACTCTCTAAGTTTCCTTGCGGCTAACTTACGATTAAGTCTAACAGTTCGAGATATTATCGAAGTTCTACTTCTAAATTTACTACGTTGAGCCATTCGAGTAGCAACTAAGCTCTTTTTAAATTTCCAATATTCTTCATTAGTAAGTTCTTGCCTTTTAGCTTTCATTACGGGGTGATGTTCTATTGCATCTAACTTGGCTTCATTAACAATAAATCCACCAATAAAAGGAATTGAAACTCGTTGTAGACTTTTAATCCTATCAATAATTTGGTCTTCGATATTATCTATAATATCATCTATTATTTCAGCTTCAAGAGGTGTAACACCTAATAAACTAATAATATTAGGACGAGTTACTAATAACTCCTTTTTCTCTTTTAAATCAATAGAAGGCATCTAGTTTATATATTTAGTAAGTTAGTAGCTACTATAAACTTTTGAGGTTTACCACTAGGAATAAGACCTTCGACAGAGTTCTGACCTTGAATATCAGTAAGACGGACAATCTTATAGCCAATACAAACTACTGTTTCGGCAATAGTAGTAATCAACTTACCATTATCTCCTTTCTTTTCAGTAGTAACAGGATTCACTTCTGTACCAAGTAAACTAATAACAGAACCACTTCCAACTTTACGGAATATCTCACCACGAGCAATACTAAGATTTAAGTCTTGGTCGCCACGAATAAATTCAGCAAGATTATAAGGAGTAAGTTCATTACTACGAGGATTACAATCTATACCAGTAAATACATCAGATGGAGCAACATATAAGAAACGATTAAGCATAGCTCTATCTTCTTCTTTAACATCATCGGCATAGTTAGTCTTAACTAATATAAATCTAGTACTACCAGTACCCTTTAAATCAGGATTGATAATCTCACGAAGTTTAGCAGTCTGAATAATAGCGACAATACCAAAATGCTTAAACGGAGTTATATCTTTAACTCGGTCAGAAACATATTTGAAATCAATTTCTCCAATGTGTTGAGGAACTAGGAAAGTTTCTCCTTTAGTTTTGTTCTCTAAATGTAACATGATTACTTTAATTAGATTGTTAATACTATTAATTAAGTTGACTAACATTACTGACTGTAATATAACCGTCAGTCATTAATAGCACAAGTATACGAATAATATCTATATCATCAATATCTAACTAGTTAAAAAACCTTTAGAATTGTATTCTCTGTATAATTTCACTTTCATTCACACTGGTTCACATTCGTATACAACCTAGAAATCCTAATACTAAGCTAAAATATTGAATAATTCTTACCATTCTATTTTTATAACTCTAGTAATGAATCTTCGAACTCTTCGAAGAAGAGGAGAAAGGGCTTACACAATAAGACACAATAGGCAATGTAATACAACTAATACCATATAATATAGATAAGTCTAATTAAGGACTTAAATACAATAATAAGACTTATAGTAATCATAGATATTAATAAATAGGATAGTTCTTCTATAAGAAGAATTAGACTACTAACAACAATAGAAAGTAAGAGACTTAGAAGACTTAAATGAAGAATCAATATTAGAAATACTATTAATGAACTTAGGAACAATACTAAGAGATTTAGAGATAGTAAACTTAAAAGTATTAGTGTTATATAGTCTATTGGTAGCGAGCTTAGGACTTCTATTGTAGGTACTACTCCCCGGAGAAATATATTTTTTATGAATATATTTTTATCGAGGTGAACCTCCTACCCTGATAGCCCCCCTACTCCAAACCAATTCCAATACCCCCGTCAAGACCAAATGACCTTAAACATATTGCTATTAATGTTTAATTACTAAAGATATAAGATATGAATAAGATGCGTAAAGCTGCGTTTGTTATTGGAGCTATGGCACTATTTGGCGGTGCGATTACTGTTGCTGTTGGTATAGGTGTTGCTTCTCTTACTGTTGCAAACATTGGATTTGTAGCAATGGTATGTGGTATTGTTGGTGTAGTATCAGGTGACCCTATCTAGTGGTCGCCTTACTATTAATATAAATGTTTAATTAAATACTTATGTTTATGATATTTCTATTGTTGTTATCAATAGCAGTAGCTATGACTACTGCTACTTATCGCTCTGTTATTAATAAACAGAAGCGTGATTGGAGAAAGTACGGTCGTGCAGGTGAGACTTATGAACAATTTTGTTCACGTTATTATACTAGATACGTATAAGTACTCGTGATAAGATTAAAGTGGTACACTTGGCATTAAGTATGCTAGGTGTGCCAGTATTCATACATCTAAATTACATTAAGTTGTATGATAACCATGTGAATAGCTTTCTAATACTATTAGTAGTGTTAGTACTTATACTAGATGCTAACGATGTTGTTAAAGAACTATTGGCTTAATCAAACCAAATGACTATAAACATATTGCAGTTACTATCAAATCAAATGACTATAAACATATTGCCATTGTGTGTGTGTGGTTAGGATGCACATTGGTTGAACAGTTGCTAACCGATTTATAACATTTAATTTATTTGTATTATGGGAACAAGAGTTAATGATGCAGCTAGAAAAGCTGCCGAAGAAGCTGCTAAGAAAGCTGCCGAAGAAGCTAAAGCTAACGCTAATGATGATGCTAGTAATGATGCTAGTAATGATGCTAACGCTAATGATGATGCACGTATCGTTGATTTGTCCGAGTATCACGGAAAGGAAGCAGACGATATTACTCGTCTGTTGCTTGACCGTCCTGATTTCGAGAATCACGATAGCTTGATGATTACTAATATCATTGATAATAGTAGTCGTTATGCTGGTGCTCTTACTGTTGTTGTTAATCGCAACATTCCACAGTTTGTTAAAGATGCTGCTAGTGGTACTTATTACGAGTCTACAACTCGTAATATATTTACTACTCGTATTCAGCTTGCAGCCATTCTCAAAGGTCAAGGCGAACCAATGCTTGCCAATGCTGTTATGACAGCTCCGTTGTCAGTGTTGCACGTTATCTTCAAGAAGGCACGTATTAGCGTGCTTGGACACGTGCTTGGAGCAGGTGAGATATTCGTTAATCCGTATGCCGCTAAAATGTCTCGTGAAGAACGTGTTAATGAACACGACCGTTACGAGTATTTCCCGTACGAACTTAGTATGCGTACATTATCCCTTGCGGACGAAATGCTCGTGGCTGACATATTGGCTAAATACCAACCTGATGCAGAGGGTGCTGCTTAACCAGTTACGTAGGAGAGGGAAACCTCTCCTACTAAATTAAGAATACACCATTCGGCACGTGTTCGACAATACTCTCGACTTATGCTCGCTGTCCGGCAAAGCCTTCGGGCACAGCCGTCCGGCAAAGCTAATCGGGATTGGAAACGACACTAGTCACCTGATAAGCGAAATGCTACAACTGATAAGCGAAGCTAACCAACTGATAAATTAAAATAATATGGAAATAGAAAAAGTAAAGGATATAATAGATGTAAATCTAATAGATAAGGGATTAGTAAAGGTCACTTATAGTGATAGTACTAGTGAGACAATAGAAACTCAACCTCTTATTAATACTGTTAATAAAGTAAGGGGAGAAGTCTTAGAGATAGACAAAAGACTAAAAGGATTAATAAGTAAACTAGTTAGTCAGATGTCTAAGTACGATAAATAATACTAACTCTAGCACGTGCGCACGTTCTTTGGAAGAGAGTATATATATATTATATATATATATACGAATCTGGTTATTCACGTGCGTGCGTACCTTAGATAAAATACGTACGATAGTACAGTATTTTAGGTTACCTGAACAACGATGACTATTGTCGTAGACAATAGGAAGAAGCTCATACAATCACACCAACAAATAGTATCAATAGTATCAAGACTATTATTAGTATTGACAACATCAATGCTCGGAAGGGTCGCTAAGGCTCCTCGTTAAGCTAGATAGTAGAGTAGACAATAGAGTGAGATAATAGTAGTGGAGTGAGAATAGTTAGAAGATGTAAGATAAGAGCGATGAGTTGGTTAAATAGTAGTACTACTCCCTCTCTCACCTACAATGTTACAACCACTACTTTTACCATTCCGTTTATGGAGTTAGGATTTGAATCATATTTATATAATAAACCTATTATTAGACATGATTATTATAGTTTTAGTCCTTACTATTATATTGATAGTTGTTGGTTGTTAATTGTCTAATCCGATTAGAACTTTGTTCTAATAGTCTTAGAGTTAGGATTTGAATCCTATTTCTATAATAGACATATTATATTGATAGTTAGGATTTGAATTCTATTCTATAATTCTACTATTAGATATTATTATAGTCCTAATTATTGGTTGTTATTGTTAGTACTAAGTTCCTAATATCTATGATATTAGTCCTTAGTATTAGAATTATGGTCGTTAGAATTATGGTCGTTATTATTGTAATTGTCTTTGTTATTAGTCCTCTATAATAGTTTCACTATTATATCGGATTGATAGTCTTAATAATAATACTACTATATTGTCTACTATTATATTATAGTTGTTATTATTAGAGCGTCACTACCATTGTCTTTGACAATAGTAGTTCGAGCGATTCCGGTAATAACAATACTATGTATTACAACTGATAACAGAAGTAACATTATTGGTAATATTATTATTAATAATTGTATTGTTGTGTAGCTTGGCTTGTCAACGCTCGCAAAGCTCGCTGTCTCCCCCATAAAGGGGTGACATTACTGTACTTCTTCTGCTCTCTATCTTATCCACTTATTAACTTATTAACTTATTAACTTATACTATTATGTCTAACTACGATATTACTGTCTTAGCATTACTATTTATTATCGCACTTATTAAATGCGGTGAGTTTCTTATTAACACTAAGATTACTCTTCTTACTACATTATTCGCTTTAATAATAGTTGCGTCTACTTTATGTATATTCTTAATATTATTTGATATTACTTCACCATGACAGATTATCAGTTCCATATATTTCTATCTTTGATTTGGATAGTTATATTCTTCTGTTATTTGATATTTAACTATCTTACTTATAAGAAAGTTCGTATCACTTACTCTTTGATTCAGGCTATTATTACTTATATAATAGTTATTGGTTCTATTCGTCTCTTATATTATATAGAGACTGTATACTTTTAAAATTAAATTCTTAATAATTAATACATGTATTTATGAAAGCTGTTGTAAATGATAAAAATCATCTAACTTTTGTATCTCATCTTAATGGAGTTACTATTGTTGAATCTAGTGGTTTTATTATCGATTTAGATTATCAATGTCTTACTTCTATTTGTGAGATTTCTGATATTGGTAATAATTATAGTATTGCTGAATCTAATAGAATCTCTGAATTAGAGAAAACTATTTCTGAATTAGAAGCCGATGTTGCTAATAAGTCTACTCAAATTAGTAAACTGTCTAGTGAATTAAATCTTCGTGATAGCGTTATTAGTCAGAAGAATGAAGAGATTGAACAACTTAAATCTGATATTACTAAGCTCCGAGTTGATGTTGCTAAATTTCAGGCTTATGCTGCTAATGTTTCTGATATTGAATATGAACTAAATAAATGTCGTGAAACAAATAATGCACTTACAGAAAAGTTAGAAAGTAAAACTTCTGATTTAGCTGAAAGAACTTATTGGTTAAGATATTATAGACGAGCATTTCGTGCTGTTAAGGAATATCTTAAACCTAATGAAAAATATTGTTTAGATTCAAGCGGTTATAATATTATTAATAGTATTGATAGTAAATTTGTAATATCATTTAAACATACAAGTATTGCTAGTAAAGCATTTGATGAATTAAAATATTCTATTTCTCCAAGAACTGTATTACTCAAGTATGAAAATGATATTATTGAATATAATGTCGATGCTATGAATATCTATTTTATTGAGGCTAATACTTCTACTGTTATTCGTAAGTTTAATGATGAAAACTTTAGTATTACTTGTTGCGATGTTTATACTGCCGAGATTACTAATGTTCTTCTTAATTGCGGTTTTCCTGCTAGTGATATTGTTTCTACTTATAAATCATATATAGCATTTAGTAATATCAATTAATAAAATTATCTGTATTGTTTGGTATTTCCATTATTTATTGCTATACTTGCATCCGTATTACAAAATTTACGATTATGTATGACGAAGGTGTAGAATTTCCTATTTGTGGTTTAGTAGCCGATATAGACTATCTCGACTGTGAGATGGCTAATAATTGGAATACTGGAAATACTCTAAGTGAGGATAACATAGACCTCGACTTAGATATAACTCATATTGAAGATTAATTAAATACTAATAGTTATGAATGAAAAGAAAGAAGTCGATGTTCTTAGTAAGAAACGTCCAACAGTTAACGAATTAAAGACAGAAGTTATTCGTCTACGTAAATCTAATGAAAAGTCTGATGCTGATCTTAATCATTATAAGGTCATGTATGAGAATATTTGTAATGAAGATAAAGCTCTTCGTAATCTGTCTTCTAAATTAAGTGCTGCTAATAATCAATTGGAAGCTAATAACAAAGCTCTTAGTAATTCTGTTGAATCACTCAAAATTAAATTAGATAAAGCTAATAAAGCCTATGAAGAGCTTAAAGCTAAAAGACAGTATAATACTGTTGATTTTGTTATTGCTTCTCTTATTGCTTTAGGAGCTGTTGCAGTTATTATTTTACGTTTAGTATAATGCCGATACGTACTCTATTTAATTAATATCTGACAAAAGGGTTAAATAAATGTCGGTTTCCACTCTATTAAGATTATTCAGGTCGTGAGACTAGAGTAATATTAGTAGAGTTTTTTATTGTCTAATTTAAAAACTTACTATAATGAAAGAAATTATTGAAGTTATTTTAGCTTGTGCTTTAGCTAGTGGTTCTGATGTTAATCTTATTGATTCTATTAAAGAAGATTATCGTAAGGCTTTTATTAAAGGAGAATTTAATGAAGCTATTCTTGAAGATTTAGAAAATCTTAATGTTAAAGGATTGAATAATCTTCTTGAAGCCATTCTTGATGGTAAGTATTCTATTGAAGATAAGATTAAAGCTGTCGAACAATGGGATAGTATTATGCTTTCTTATATCAAATATATTAGTGATATGAGAGACAGTGCTAAAGAATCTTATGATAAACTTCTTGCTAAATATGAAGCTAGTAAAGTTCCGATTTATTCTGTATTCTATTGTTCTGAAAATCATCTTGTATTCCTAGACAAGAATGATAAGCTAAGAAAGTCTTTTAATGGTAATGCTAAAACTCTTTACTCTGGTAATAGTAAAGATGAAGCTCGTAGAATATGTGAATCATTTCTTAAAGATTGTCCTGATTTTTATTGTGTAGATTATACAAAGATATATAATAAGTAATTTGCCAATTTTGTTTTGTCTGTTTTAGTTAAACTAAAATTAAATTTTGTCGTATTGTAGTTTTTATATCTGTTGTTTGTGAAGATAGTAGATATAGGTTTTATGGAATTCTAATAGTGCTGTTCGTGAGAATCGCACTATTTCTTATGATAGCTCTGATGATGACTAATCTAAGTTGAAACATTAACCAAATGGTTGAAGTAAGGGAAATCCTCTTCGTAAAATGTCAGCTATAAATACATAGTATTTGTGTTTAACATACAAGTTGCATTTACTGTCGTGAGATAGAAAAACTTTATTTGTCTTTTAATTTTTACCCCTAATTAAATTACTGTCGTGAGATAGAATTAGGTGTCAATAGTTTAATGGTAGGAGAGGAAGCGTCCTCTCCTTTTTAATTGATTATTAACTAAAAACTAATATACCGACATGGATAAGAAAGAATTTACTAAATTGTTTAAAGAGTTACAGAAGATACAACTTAGTCTATTGTATAGTACTAAACTCTCTAGTGACCTTTATGCTAATTGCAATCTTAATAATACTTCTTATATTAGTATGTATCTATTTGTTCTTGATATTAATAGAAATATTGATGAAACACATAGTTACAATCTTTATAGCAATGATAGTATTGATAAGAATAGAGCTGTTATAAATGAAATTAAGCAAAAGGTTAAACAATTCACAACTCCTTTAAGGGGGAATAAAGCGAAGCGAAGCGGAGCGTCAGATACTCCAATTAAGTAATAACTAAATACTAAACGTAAATGATTAAGAAGAAAATTAAATTTGGAAAAAGTGAGAAAAGTTACAAATTAGTAGCTTTTACTCTTAATGTACTTGAAAGTACTAGTGTTAAACTTGTTAGAATGGAAGAAAGGAGACGTATTCCTAGTTATGCCGAAATTAAACGAGTTTAAACAAGATAATGGTAAGCTCATTGTCACGACTGGTAAATGTCTAGTTTGTGGCGATGAGCTTCTTGTGTTTGGTACAGATGATATTTATATCTGTCCTAAGTGTAAGGAAATACTAGATGGTGGTAATTGTTTAGTTCTTGAAACTATGTTTGTTGAAGATGATAGAATAGTTACTGCTAGAAATTGTATTGTTCCTAAAGAACAAATGCATACTAATGTTCCTATTGTTTGTATGCCTTCTGATGAATTTAGTAAGTTATACGAAATATATAAAACTAAAGCTAATTAATATGGTTGTAGATTTAAAACAATGTGTTAATCCTGATAGTACGTTTGATGTATATTTTGAAGGACTTAAAGCTGTTATATCTCATGATGCAGATGTTAATGCTTATCATTGCATTATTATAGATGTTCATGATGATAGATGTTGTGAAATTATTCCGTTATCTAGGATTATGAATACTGATAAGTATAAGATATTCCCCCGTAAAGGAGCGTGTTGTATACAATATCTTCCTAATCAAATTGTTAAATCTTAGTAATATGGGACTAAGTTTTAAACTATCTGCTGTAAATGAGGAAAAGAAGATTCCTCGTGAGAAAGTAATAATGCAAATTGTTGTAGGTACTATTGTTCTACATAACAATGAATATAAGTTCAATCCTAAAGGTACTGATGAACTTATTACATTATCTGAACGTTCATACTCATGTAAAGGCTTTAAGACAATATATACTCGTGCATTGGATAGTCATGGTAGACCTACTAAGATTGTTAGATGTACTGATGCTTATTGTACTATGCCTAGTTGTTATATTCCATTTAAGATAGGATTACCAGTTAAAGGTTATATTCTTAAATGTCGTGATAATATTGATAAATTTTTATTGAAATGCAATGAATTTTGAAAAGTTTGATGATGCTAAAAAAGATGATAGTGTCTTGAATAGTTTTACTCGTGACCAAAAGATTGCTTATGAGAATCTTGTAGCCTTTATAGAAAAAGGTTATGTTGAAGGCGATTATAAACGTGCTCTTATTGGTTCTGCGGGTACTGGAAAAACATATATGATACGTGAAGTAATAAAGAGATGTGGTTTAGCTAAATCTGTTGTTGGACTTGCTGCTCCTACTCATAAAGCTGCTCGTGTTCTTCGTTTGTCTACTGGATATGCTACATCTACTGTTGCTAGTGACTTAGGTTTAAGACTTAATACAGATGTTACTGATTTTGATGTTAATAATCTTCCTTTTGACCCTTTAGCTGAAAAGAAGATTAAACAATATAAATTATATATTGTTGATGAAGCATCTATGATTGGTATTAATCTTAAAACTCTGATAGAAAGAGAATGTGAACAGTTTGGTTGTATGCTTATTTATATGGGTAAATAGTTATTGCCCAGTTTAAACTCTTCTAATTGCTGGAAACTCGTGAAGATAATAGTACTACAACATAAGTTGAAAAACTAAGTGTGAATGTTAGAAAAACTATTATTATATGACAATCAGCAGCGAAGTCTCTAAGTTATGTTCATTTACATAATAAGAGAAACGTTCATCGACTATCCCGTAAGGGAGTACAATTCTATGGAATTGGAAACGGAGAGAGTTGTATATTTGCAATTTACTCCTTGTATTTACATAAATTTTTAAAATGTAAATATTATGAGTAAAAAAGAAACTCCAAAAATGTATGGTTTAGAACATAAGTTAGATTCTAAGTGTGTTTATGTTCATTTTATTAAATCTATCGGTATTCCTATTTATATAGGAGAAGGAAGTGTAGAAAGAGCTTTCAATTTTACTAATAGAAATAATAAATGGAAAGAATTAGTTAGTAATCTTAATGATGTTCATGTTGAAATAGTTGCTATTGATATTACTAAAGAAGAATGTATAGAAATAGAAAAGCAGCTAATAAAACTATATAAAGAAAGAGGATTTGAACTTGTTAATTGTAATAATGGAGGTAGTTGTATAGGGACTTTTGGAGAAGATAATTATTTTTATAATAAACATTTGTTTGGTAAAGACAATGGTAATTATGGAAATAAATATTCTAAAAATCCTTTATCTATTGAAATTATTCAGTTAGATATATTTGGAAATATTATTAAGAAATGGAGTTCTGCTCAAGAAGCAGAAGAAATAGGTGGATATATTGCTAGTTGTATTAATAGTTGTTGTAATGGTAAACGTCAATTACATAATAATTATCAATGGATATTCGCTTATAATTATAATCCTAATAAGTCTTATGAATATGTTCCTAAAGGAACTTCTATGAGAATTTATTTAGCTATTGGTATAAGAGATAATAAATCTTATATTCACGGTATATATAATTCTGGTAACGAACTTACTGATAATGGATTTAATCCTAGATTAGTTCAACAAGTTGTTACTGGTTATAAAAAGTCTCATAAAGGTTTTGCTTTTGTTGATTTCTTTAGATTAACTAAAGAACAACAAGACAAATATAAAGAACAAGTTATTGCAAAATTATATAGCTAAGATATAGTCAGGCTATTATAGAAATATAGTAGGTTATGGATAACTATCAGCTCCAGCCAGTTAAAGAAACTCGCTCACGTTGTTTCGATAATATTAAGTTTTATACTCTTAGACAGATTGTAAGACAAGAAGAAAGTAATCCTGTTAGTGAATTATTAAGGATATTGAGAAAGGATATTGATAATAGAACTTGGAAGTTCCTAGAGTTTATCAATAGAAATCGGTATGCTTTTGATTCTACTCAAACTAAAGGATATTATACTTGTGGTGCATTTGAGTTTCAATCTCTTGTAATAGACGGATTTTATAATGAAGAATTTACTAGAGATGTTGATACTTGTCGTCTCGTTACTTATACTAATAAATCTGTGTCTGACTGGAATAAATTCATTCGTAAGAATATTATTGAAGATAGTGGTAAAGCAATTCTAACTAAGAATGATTTAGTAATGTCTTATAATACTTTTATTGATGATTTTAAAGAACCTATTATTATTAATTCCGAAGATTATATAATACATGATATTAAGAACTTTACTAATAGAGATAATATTCATGGATTTAATGTAACCTTTATACGAGTTAATGGTGGTAATAGAACTAAGCCTTTATTTGTAGTAGACCATTCTGATTTTAATAATGCTATGCTTTATTATAAGTTAGGTGAATCTTATATTTATAATGCTATTAATGCTGATAAATATAATAGAACTAAACGTTGGAAAGAATACTATGAATTTAGGGAAAGAAACTTATTATTAGTTAATCTATTAGATAAAGCTACTAATAAGATAAAATTCAGTCGTGATTTAGATTATGGTTTTGCTCTTACTGCAAATAAAGCACAAGGAAGTACTTATGCTGATGTGTATGTAGACATAAATGATATTGTATTTGATACTAGAACTGGTAATCCTTGGGGAAATATAGATGAAACCCTTCGTAGATTATATACAGCTTGTAGTAGATGTAAAAATCGTTTATATTTGTGTTATGGACAATAAATAAAGTATAAGTATGAACTCTATGTGTTATGATGTCGAAGTAACTAGAAATTACTTCTCGGTAGTATTTGTTGATTTACGTAGTTATCTCAAAATATTTAGTGATTGTGTCGATAATGATGAAAAAGCTATTCCTCTTGTTGATAAACTTACTATTGCAGAGATAAAACAACGTTTAGAAACAATACCTAAGAAACGTTTTGTTTTATATGAAGATGATGATACTGATTTATTCAGTTTATTATATTGGTTACAACAGAAAGCAGATTATTTCGGATATAATAATCGGAAGTACGACCGCTTAATGTTGAGTGCATTGCTCATGTATTATAATCAATTTGATAAACCTAGTAAGTTAATCACATTCTTATATGAAACATCACAGAGAGTTATTCGTAGTTCTAATAATGATACTCTTTGGACTGATAATTTTACTTCTCTTATACTTCGTAATAACGTTGCATTTAGGGATTTAGATTTGTTCCAAATATTTAGGTTAGACCATTATCATAAAAGTCTTAAACAGACTTCTATTAATATTAAATGGTATAATCTAAAAGAGTATACTATGCCACCTATTGGTGATTTAGATAGACATTATTATCACGAGAGATTACCCGAAGCAAAGGGAATGACTGATAGAGAACTTAATATTCATTATCGTAATGTATTTGAGCGATTTATTCCTAAAGAATATCTTAATGAAATGGCTGATTATAATGACAATGATGTATATATTGTTGCCGAGCTAATCAGAATGAATCAGGAAGAAGTTCTTTTAAGGTATCGTATTAGTGAAGAATATAAGGTAGATGTGTATTCTGCTAGTAGAAGTACAATAGCTGATAAAGTTATTGTTAAACTATATAGTAAGTTCACTGGTCTACATCCTAAAGCCTTTATTGATACTAAGACAATACGTAGGAAAATCTTGGTTTCCGAAATCTTGTCAGATAAAATCGCATTTTCGACCCCTGAATTGAACGATATTTTGTCAGACATACGTTCCCTTACCTTGAAGGGAGAAAAGGGCGAATTTGACCGAGAATTTACCTTTATGGGCACGTCCTATACCATCGCAACTGGAGGTCTACATTCAAATGAGATTCCAGCTGTATATGTTGAAAATTCTGATAGTATTATTGTTGACAGAGATGTTGCAAGTTATTATCCTAATATGATACGTAGTCTTAAAGTATGTCAGAAACACCTTATTCCTAAAGCATGGTTTCGTATAGCTGATACTATTGTTGATGAACGACTAGAACATAAACATTTAGCCAAAGATAAATCTCTTGATGTTATGGAGAGAGATAAACATGCTACTGCTGCTGCTTGTCTAAAGATTGTAGCAAATGCTGGTATATTTGGTAAAATGGGAAGTGAAAAGTCTTTCTTATGTGACAAGAAAGCAATGTATCAAGTTACTATTAACGGTCAGTTATTTTTATTGATGTTAATAGAGAAACTTGAACTTGCAGGTATTCATGTTATAAGTGCTAATACAGATGGTATTGTAACTATTGTTCCTAGAGAATTAGAACAAACTGCTGATGATATTTGTCATTGGTGGGAGAAACATCTAGGGTTAGAGCTAGAATTTACATATTATACAAAGTATGTAACCGAAGGCGTTAATAGTTATCTTACTGTTAAACGTGGTGGAAGTAGTAAGTTCAAAGGTAGAATGAATCCTAAGATGTTCTTAGAGGATTTATCTAAAGGATATAATTCTCCTATTGTAGCTAAATGTGTTACTGAATACTTTATTAATGGAACTCCTGTAATGGAAACTCTTCGTAATGCTAAATCTATTCTTGATTTCTGTCGTACTCAAAATGTTAATCATAAGTATAGACTAGAGTTTACTCATGTAGTAGACGGAAAGATAAGAACAGATGTGGTGCAGAGGAATACAAGGTTTTACATCTCCTCTACGGGGGGAACCCTCATGAAGGTTGAGAGTATGGGCTGGAATGATAATGGTGAAGAACAAGTTAAAAAGAGTTCTCTATGTGCAGGTCAACGTGTTTCTATATGTAATACTGTTGATGATACTGATATATCTGAATTAAATGTTAATTACTTATATTATTATAATGAAGCTATGGCTATTATAGAACCAATAGAGCAAAGTCGTAATAATAAAGGTAAAGGTAAACGTTTAGTTAAGAAATACTATGGAATGAGAAATACTTTATTTGACTGATATGGATATAGAAAAGATATGCAAAGACAACTTAGGAAAAATAGTTGATTATAAAGGTTTCAAAGCTAAGGTTATAGGTTATAATATAACAATTAATTATCTTATTGTTTCTCTTAGTCCTGTTACTAATTACGAATTGATTGGAAACGATAGTAATATTATTATACTAAATGAAAACGGTAACTTTAGTTATGCTTATATTCATCCTAATGCTTATAAAGAGGAACTAAAAATTACTTGAATATGGATATAGAAAAGATATGTATAAATAATCTAGGAAAGGAAATTGACTATGGTAGTCTTAAAGGAATGGTAGTAGGCTATAATATAGTATTAGAATGTTTAATCTTATCTCTTGTTGAAGATTGTGGTTGGAATGATTTTGTAAGTAGTGATATTATTCTTCTACATAGTCCTCTTAATCGTAGTCATGTTCTTGCTAATATTAAATGGTATAAAAGACAACTTGTATTATGAACGATGTAACCGATATTTATAATGAAGCTGCTAATAAATGGTCTGCTAACAAAGGCGTGGGTAGTGTTATTCTATCCGAACCACTAAGTGTAATGAACTTTGTTACAATGGTTCTTGATAAAATGGTAGCTAAAACTCCTGAACTTACGTCTCTCATAATAACAGAGACAATGGAAGATAGAGCTAACATTAATTATTATCTCGATAATACTTCTGAATTTAAAGAGATTCATAAACAATTGATAACTGATAAGCGATGTCTTATACTCACTCGTGATTATGTTGAACGTTCTCCGTATAAACCTAGTCCTAGTAGTCATAAAGATGTACTTATTACTATTAATGTAAAGAAGTTCAGAAAGATTGCAGAGAAATATAGTGGTAATTACTTTAAGTTTAAACTACTTGCTACCAATTCTATTGATAGTGTTGCTGATAATGCTGTACTTATGTATAAGTATGCGCCTAAAGTATATGAAATTAATTATGCTCACTTAATCAATCGTTCTATTCATTCCCCCATAAAGGAGTATCAAAAGGGTGTTGTCCTAACTGATGCTGATAGAATCTATTATGATAAATGCAGCCAATATATTAATGAAAGTGTTACTATATTTGGTACTTTTGAAAAGTTAGAAGAATGTCGTGTTGGTAATACTAGACTTAATATTGCTGCTGAAACTTGTAGATTACAAGTAGCAGAAAGTAATGGTTGGTCTGCTAAAATGGATATGACTGATGCAATGTGTCGTAAGATTGATGAATTATATAATCCTAGTGCTTTAGTCGAGAGAGTTACTCAAACTTATAATATTATTAGAGAACGTACTAAGGTAGTTACTGATAATATTGTTAAGCTAGATGTAATACTTGATATAGTTAAGGAAAATATAGGCAAAAGAATACTTATTATTTCAAAGAATGGAGTGTTTGCCGGTAAGATAACAGAGTACCTAAATGCTAATATAAAATACGAAGGTAAATCTATTATGACTAATGGTGAGATATTCCAAACTGGAATGAGTATTCTACAATATGACTATTGCGGAAACTATCACAATGATATGGAAGGAATACAGGCTTACGATAAAAAAGGTAAACCGAAAGTATATAAGACGGGAGCTAAAATCGGACAGCCAGTAATCATGCAAGCAAGAGCGCAGAGAACGCGAAATTTGGAGCTATTTAATGACAACTATATGAAAGTACTGTCGGCAAATAATTCTATTGATACGAGCTTTATAGGAGTTGTAGATATAGTGATTTTCACTTCACCTCTTTGTAGCTCCATACGAGACTTAAAATATCGAATACCTAATCTATCTTTTAGTTCCGTACCTAATATAATATATAAGGTATATTGTAAAGGTACGAATGAAGAAAAGAAGCTAGCAGAAACGAAAGGAGGAAAAGACTATGAAATAGTTAAAGATAGTGAAAATGATTTCATAATAGGAGAATAATAGATGCTAATCTTTGGAGTTATAAAAGAAATTAGTATCTTTGTAGAGTAATCAATAAGCGACCTTTGAAATAATGGAAGAAGTAAAGACAGAGAATGAAAAGACTCTAGCTAAGACAGAACCAAAAGCAAAACCTACTACTAATAATAATGGTATGGCTGTGGCTTCTGCTCTGAATACACTAGACATTTACAATCCCGATGATAGGAGTAAGTTAGAGTTGTATCTGAAATCAGTAATGTCTAGTGATAAGTGCGGTATTAAGACTATTCAAGATGGTCTTGCAATATATAGTCGTGCTAAAGAACTAGGTTTACCATTTACTAGTTGTATTGAACATCTAGGAGTTATTAATGGTAAAACTACATTAGACGTTCACTTAATTAAAGCGTTATTATTGAAGGCAGCTATAACATGGGAATGCACTAAAGATTATATAGCTCTGTATGAATATACAGACGGTAATAATGTTTATATTGATAGTAAGATACCAGAGTATTGTAGGAGATTCAAAAGCAAGAAAGAAGCTGATGAATTTAATGCTAGTTCTGATAATGACGAAATTGGTATTTATCCAGTTAGGAATTATCAAGATTATAATGGTACTATATATAAGGAATATCAGTTAAATAATAAGTTCGGAGTTGCAGCTAATCAACAACAAGCTAAAGATTTTGCAGCTAAGGGATTAGTTCCAATCTTCCGAATACCTAATGTTCCTTGTGATTATATTACTGAATATAAACTTACTCGTGTAGTAGATAACAGAGTTATTACTAGTATAGGACATTTTAGTTATAGTGATGCTGTAACTGCTGGACTTGCTAGTAAAGATACATATACTAAATATATGAGAACTCTTATTGGACATAGAGCGTTTACACTAGCTGCTCGTGATATAGCTGCTGATGTTATACTTGGTTGTATGGAAACAACAGAAGCTAAAATAGTAAACAATATGAATATCAGTGATGCTGATATTGTAGAGATTTGATAGTAATAGAAGTCTAACTATTACTAATCAATAGATACGAAATAAGACAAAAACTAAGATAACAATAGGCTTTAAGCCTAGTATTAATAATTATTAATCATTTAAATTTTTACAACTATGGGACTTCAATTTGGAATGTCAGCCGTACAAAGCGGTAAGAGAGTAATGCAAGCTAGTAACGAACCTACATTGACTGCTAACAGTACTAAAGCTAAGTTTAGCTTGGCAGGTGCAGTAACTCGTATCATGGGTCTTGTTCCCGGTGATAACGTACAGTTTGTTAGTAATATTGCTGATATTGATGCAGCTATTGCTGAACGTGATGCCGAAGTAATGGCATGGTGCGAAGAAAACAATGTTGAGTTTGGTACAGAAGCTGCTCGTGCTGCTCTTATTCAGAACTTCGGTGAATATGGTATCTGTAAAGGTGTACCTTTGTTCGAGAAGAACGGAGAAATCAAACTTGCAGGTGTTCGTATGACTGCTGAACAGAAAGCGGCTGCATTTGAACTTAACAAAGAAAGAATCGCAGAAGAAGTTGGTAAGTCAGTAGAAGAAGTTACTATTGATGACTACAATCCTACTACTCGTGCTTATTCCGGTGCTCGTACTTCTACTTCTTCCAATCTTACTGGTCTTGGTTTGCCGTTGACTTTCTCCGATTCTTCAATGTGGTCGGAACTGAAAGAAAATCTCGGTGACGAAGCAGAGAAGTTTAACCGTGTATTCGAGGTTAACTTGAACGAACCGTTCGTAGTTGCTGTTGAAACTGGTAAAGTTATCGGTGATGAAAAAGAAACTGTTGAAGTTAACGCTTACAAGATTTCTTTCAAAGCTGATGAAGAACCGATTGCTCGTCAATCTTCTAAATAAGAACTTCTTCCGGTTAGATAAAAGCTAGATTATAAAGAGCTAAATTCTTAATTGAATTTAGCTCTTTTTATTTGGTTATAATTTAAAAAATTATTATATTTGGAAACTTTGCAATAAACAATAGCAAGCCTGTACAACTTATTATTGTTAGTATTAATCTTTATAAAAATAAATTTTATGAGTACTCAAAAAGAAGAAAGTGCTAAAGTAGAAGAACCAGTAGTTAATCAATCAGCTAATAATGCTGCAACTACTGCAACTAAGAAGCGTCGTAGAGGTATTAGTAATGAGACAAGAACTACTGCTCGTAAGAAGTTCTCTCATAAAGATGCTATTAATAACCTTTGGTTATTTGTTGGACATCTTCATGCTCGTGTTGCTTGGGTAACTATGAAGGAAGATAACAATATGCGTCCAGCATTTGCAGGAAAAGCTATTCCACAGCTTATTATTGAAGCTACTTCTCTTCATACTAATCCTGCTGATGTTCGTGTTGCTAGTAAGACATTTTGGCCCTATGAAAGTAATGTTGACTATATTCCTGGCGGTGCTAAAGAGAAGTTTATTAATATGGACTTTGCTTGGATAAAACACTTCCTTGATGTGGTTGTATTCAAAGGTCGTGAAATGACTGATGAAGAATCTGAAATGCTTGAACTTGGTTATGTTGATTATGACGATAATGGTCAGTATGAACCAGTTGAAGTAGAAGATGTTATCAAGGCTTGGGGAGTTCTGTTTGACAATGTAGTTAAACTTGTTGAAACAGGTGGAGAAAATGGTAAATCTGCATTACTTGATAAGACAGGTAAACCTAGACAATTTTGGTTCAGACTTAATCGCTATTATAAGAACAAAGGTGATTGGGCTTTCTCTGGTCAAGGTTCAGAAGAAGGCGATTTGGTATTCCCAAATATTGTAGGTCAAGGAATCTTTGAAGAACAGTTTATGCTTGATGCTAACCATTTCAAAGAACCAAGTCTAATGTTCGACATTACTAAAGAACGTATTGCTCCAATGGAAGGTGTACAGTCTAAACAAAGAAAAGCTCCTAATCTTGGAACTGCTGCTGGTATTGGTGGTATTCCTATGGGTGCAGGAATTGTTAATCCATCTATGCCTATGGGCGGTTTTGCAGGTGGTGTAGCAGGTGGATTTGTTTCTACTGAAAGTTCTGCTTTTGCTCCTGAAACAGAAGATAATGGTGGACTTCCATTCTAAGTAATCCAAATATATTTCGTTAATAATGTTATAAGCCTAGTGTAAAAGCTAGGCTTATTTTATCTAGTTATACTATGCGTAGAGGAATAAGACAAGACTTAACAAAAGAGTTTATATTATCTAAAGTTAGTCAAGAAATGATTATGGCTAAATATATGGGTATACCTATATCCGTAGTTAATAATTGTGTAGAAAATAATGAACTTATTTGCTCTCCTTTACGTGTTGATAATCATCCAACATTTGGTTTTGCTTTCAATAATAAACACAAGCTAAAAGCTCGTGATTTTAATGGCTCTTTCTTTGGTGATTGTTTCGACCTAGTAGCTTATGTACTAAGTTTTAAAACTGGTCGTCATATAAATGTTGCTAATAAGGCAGATTTCTATTATATATTAAAGCATATAGCTTATACTTTCCGTAAGATAATATATGACGGAGAAGTAGATGAAGAGAATGAAATCTTACTTAAACAAGTAATATCTAAAATCAAAGCTAGTAAACCAATTATTGAAATAGCTACTAGAACTTGGACTAATAACGATAAGAATATTTGGGGAAAATGGGGAGTTAGTCTACATTGGCTTAATACTCATTTTGTCTATCCTGTTGACCAAATGTATATTAATAGGTATTGTCAACCTAGTCCTAAATATACATATAAGGAATCAGACCCTTGTTATGCTTATGTTACTGGACTTGATAGTAACGGTATTTATAATATCGAATGTTATTTTCCTCTTCGAGATAGAAGTAAGGGAGAAATCAAGTTTATAACTAATCATAATGGTCTTGTTGGAATACTTAATCTTGATAAACCTAAGTATGATATAATTATTATTACTAAATCATATAAGGACAATCTAGCATTAAGTTACTGGTTACATTCCTATCCTTTACGGGGGAATTTGTCAGAGTCTCAAATAGGAGTAATTAATGTTACTTCGGAGAGCTATGTTCTCAAAGATTACGAATATAACTGGCTTCAATCTAAGCTAAATGATAATGGAATACTTATTTCTTTTTTCGATTGTGACCTGACAGGAGTACGTGGTGCTCGTAGATTACGAAAAGAATATGGTATTATACCTATTGTTATTCCAAGAAGTTATGGTGCTAAAGATTTCTCGGAGTTAGTTAGTATGTATTCAAGAGAAACTATTAATTCGTTTATAGAACAAACTGAATCATTATTTGAATATGATTAGAGAAGAAGAATATAAGCCGCTGCCTAAAGCGCAAGAAGAATTGCGAGTGATTAACTTTAACTCATTCGCACCATTGAGAAGAATAGCTATAAATAGTTTCGGTAATAGTGGAGCTGTTCATAGCTATTATTTTATGTACCCTTTAACAGATGAAGAAGAGAGTTACTTAAACCATATTAAGCAACAAATGATTGATAATCCTAATACATTGTTTCGTATTTCATTGTCTGACGGTACACCAATAGATTTCTCTAAGATAAAAATCTATGGTAACTTTGACTTTGATAATGCAGAACATATTGCGATTATTAAAGAATACTTGGCTAAAGATTTATACAGTTCTCATAAGATACCTAGAGAGTTCAATTATGAAGCTAATACTTCGGTATCTAAAGGAAACTTTATACAGTGGACTGAAAGTACTGATTATTTAAAGTGTTTCAAGTTCTATCATGCGAGAATAGGTAAACCTAAAAAGTATATAATTGTAAGACTTACAGCAAATGAAGTTAAACAACGTAAATCCGTTTAGTTATCAGTTAGACGATTCTGATATAAGAATGATTCAACATAATCTTAAAGTTAACGGTACTTCCGATACTATTGCTAGTTATCTTCATGAATTAGATTTACCTAATTATCCTTATATTCAAACTATTCATTTTAGATATAAATGGATAATGAAAGCTCTCTTATATTTAGGATACGATAAAGAATCTCTTGAAAAGATTCATGAAGCTAATCTTAAATATGAAGAAGTTAATCCTCCTATTGTTTACGAAAAGAAAAAGGGAACTAATAAGACTAGTAAACGGATTACCAAATCTTCCCCCATAAAGGAGCGGAAATCTGTTACATCTTCCTCTCCTAATCCTAAAGTCAGGATTATTGTTATAGATACTAATAAATCTATGATAATAGATAGAGAAGTTGCTATTGGTCTTATGCGTGAACAACCTAATAAATATAAAATTGAAGAAGTATGAGTGAATCGAAAAGTATTACTCTTTATAAGCGTAATGCACAAGGTAAACCTATCTTTTGGTCAGCAGAGATACTAGGACATAAGATAATACTAAAGTATGGTATTGTTGGTAAAGAAGGGACTACATCTGAATATGTTCCACCTAGAGGTGTTGAGAAAGAATGGAAAACTATTGTTGCAGCTAAGCGTAGAGAAGGAGGTATGGAACTGTCTGAATTATATGATGCAGCTCCTCAAGAAATACCTAATATTGAGGCTTTGAAACATTATCTTGATATGTATCTTCCTAAATACAATACTAATAATGAAGGATTTGTTCTTCCTATGCTAGCTAAGATATATGAATATAATAACGAACAAAACCTGTTAGCTCAAATTAAGATTAACGGTGTTCGTTGTAATATATCAGCTGTTATGCGTGGTGAAGGATTCTTTAAAACTAAAGGTCTTGTATTTCATAGTCGTAAAGGACTTGAATATAAATGTCCTGTATTGGAGAATATATTGCTTGATGATGTTATTACAGATAAGCTATTCAATCGTATGTTAGAAGATAATCTAGTATTAGACGGAGAATTATATATTCCAGGTCTTGAACTAAATGATATTCTAAGTGCTGCCGAGAATCTTAAAAGTCCGTATAATCGTTTTCTTCAATTTTGGTGTTATGATTTAGCTATTGATGATATGATTCAAACTAGTCGTATATCATTATTGAAGACAGAGTTCGGTAAGTTTAAGATGCCTAATTACGTTAATGCTAAAGCTATTCTTAATTATCACATGAATAATAAGAATCGTTTCGTTCTTATTCATACTTATGATAATGTAAATGGAGATGAAGATATTATTAAATATCGAGACCTCTTTGTTGAAGCTAAGTTCGAGGGAGCTATTCTTCGTAATCCTTATGCTACATATCAATTTGGCAAACGTAATTCTACTATGTACAAAAGTAAACCAATATTAGACGGTAAATTCGAAATCCTAGATATTATTCCTGAAGGAGCTAAACGACCTAACTTTAGTAAGTTTGTTCTTCGTAATGATATTAATGGTGAAACCTTTGAATGTATGCCGATTGGTGATGCTTCTACTCGTGAAAGTTATCTTCTTAATAAAGATAAACTTATTGGTAAGACAGCGTTTGTCGAATATAGATGTAGGTCAGGAGTGAAGAATGTCCCGAGTCATGGGAATGTTTTAAAAATACTTAATAATGAGCCTACTGGATTACCAAATAATATCGAAGAAGAAAGTTAATTATAATAAATCTTATATAGACTATAAGAAGAAGAAACTGATAATAAAAGATATACATTTGAAAGATAAACTAAAGATGTTATTAATGGTTAAGTTCGACCCAGTGGAAGGACAAGAATCAATATATCTAGGTTTTCTTACAGAAGATGTTCAAGGTCAATGCCGAAATGTATCTGTTTCAGATTATGGTTATTATTCTGTTAACGCTTCTGATATAATACGAAGTCTTCGTGTTACATCTGACACTAACGTTAAGTTAGAAAAAGAAGAAGAGGATGATACCCTTATAGTATATAAGTTGTTAAAGTAAGTCATGGTTTGATACCTTGCCCTATTGTTAGTCGAGAGATTGGCAGTAGGGCTTTTTGTTATTCCCTTGTAAAGTTAGTGTTTCTATTGTATACTCTGATTGTGAGATAAATCGTTAGCTTATACTCAAAGAGGACTGTCGGAAGTATACAGTAACAACACTCCTTTATGGGGGAAATCAACGAGAATACCCGATATTTCGTCTCTGTACGATTTACTATACTTACCTGAACAACTATATTATTTTTGCCTTGCGTTCAACAGCGAGCTTTAGAATCACTAATTTCGTATGTTTAAAAACAGTAAGATTTTCTTTGGTCTATTAGTAAGATTGATTATATTTGTAAAACCGATAATGAAAGAAGGAGAAGATAAAGGTAGATATGTTGTTGTTAGACAACCTAACGATAATAACGCTTATTGTCATAGTCTTAGAATTATTCATATAGTAATAACCTATGAAGAATTACATAAGAAGATTGATGATTATCTTAACGGTAAGATTAAAAGAACTCCTGATGTTTATGCTCCTCTTGATTTGTTTAATCACATTGTTAAGCATAGGAAGATTTATTCCTTTAAAGAAGCTAAACGTCGTGCACGTTATTTAAATAAAAAGTATGGAAGAAAGTAAAACAATAGTCAGATTCGTTACTATTCCTAATTTTCCTAACTACTGTGTAGGAGAAGACGGAAGAGTTTGGTCTGATAATCGTAAACGTTATCTTAAATGGTATCGTGGTAAAGGTTGTGAAAGACCTCATGTTACATTGTTTCACAATGGTAATAGTTCTAAGCTATTTATAGCTACTCTCGTTGCTAAAGCATTTGTTACTAATCCTAAACCTAATGTATATAAATATGTTAGATACAAAGACGGTAATAGTGCTAATAATCATTGGTCTAATCTTGAATGGTGTCGTAATCAAACCGGAAGTAAATATGGAGCTTAATATTAATAGCAGCATTTCTGATATAATATCTGAAATAAGTAAGAAGGATAAGAAAAGACAAGTATTCATTCTTACTAGTCTTATAAAAGATTTAAAGAATACTCGTATAGAAGCTAAAAGTAATTATGAAGATTGTAACGCTTCTTATACTCGTAGAACTGATAACTTTCTCGGTCATTTTAATCTAATGATATGGAAAAAGCAATTAGAATTATTAGATATGATTATCGAGAATCTAGATGCTTATCTTGATGAATTATTAGCTAAGTAATATGGAAAGAGCTGAAATATTTCAAAGTGTAGTTAAAGGAACTAATATATTTACTCCTATTATTGATAGTTATCATACTGTTGGTAATCACATTATTGAACTTAGTTGTTCCGAAAAAGATAATCAACATGGGTTATACAATAGAGAAGTTAATGGCATTAGCTTTAAAGGTACATATGGTGTGACTGTTATTACTAATAACGGTAATGGGTGGGAACGTAGTATTGAATTAGATAAATTATGTTATTCTCGTGAAGAAGCCATAGAATATATTAAATCATTAGGAGATAAAGAAGATGAAATTTGATAATCCTTATAGTATATTTCTTGATGATAGTCCTCTTGAATTAGTATTTCCTTCTAACAATAGTTACAAAGGAAGTTCTACTAAAGAAGGTTCTAATTCTAAAGCTATTGCTAAGAGACGTAAACGTAACAAGAATAAGAAAACTCATAGAAATGCAAAACGATGAGATAATTCCTATGCTTATTGCTAGGATAAAACAGAACAATACTGATAACATGATCATTCGTTCTAAACTTTATAGCTTATTAACCGATATTACTAATAAGTTTGATGAAGTTATTAGAGCTGTTCCTTGTATCGAAGACTTTCAAAATATGTCTAATGAACAAGTACTTGAACACTACTATTTAAGTGTTGGTTCTGAAAGTCTTTGGGATTCTCGTGAGCTTATTATGAAAGCTATTAAAGAACAGAATAAATTAATTAGAGAAGAATATGAAAAACCTAAAGAAACTAGCAAAGAAACTATTAAAGATAAAGAATAAAGAAGTTACTCGTTCATGTTCTAACTGTGAAAAGTATGGAAGTATGAGATGTCCTAATAGTTTCTATTGTTATAGTACTGAAAATAAACCTTATTTTAAATCAAAACATAATGGGAAGTAGTTTATTTAGTATTAAAGCCGAGTTGCAGGATATTATCTTGCAACTCGAAGAAGGTGAAGCAACAGATGAACTTGTTGCTAAACTAGGTATTACAAAAGATAATCTTAAAGACAAGATTGGAGATTATCTTCAAGTAATTAAACGTTATCAGTGTGACGTTAAAGAATGTAGTGACGAAGTTGCTCGTGTTAACCAAATTAAGAAAACAAGAAATAATACTCTTGAACGTCTTAAAGATGCGGTTCTTGAAGCAGTTATAATGTTTGGTTCTACTGGTAAGTCCGGTAACAAAGTAATTGAAGGTAGTACTTATAAGGTCTATTCTTGTAATACTACTGTTACTAAGTTAGACGATGTTCGTATTGCTGACATTATCAAACATTTTATGGATATAGTTACTGAATATCTTGCAAGTACTGAAATTAAGGAAAGCCTTAGTATTGAGTATCTATCTCGTATTATCAGTGCTCACATGAAAGCTGAAAGTTCCCCCATAGAAGAGCAGGAATCTGAACAATCTTCATTTGTAGATGTTACTGTTGACGATATATTTTCTATTGATACTGAAATATCAATTCATATTCGTCTATCAGAACTTGCTAATGTTACTAATTTTAATCTTGCTCAATGGATTGGACAAAATCCTCATAAGGTAGAATTTAAGTCTTGTACTAGTAAGTCTATTATCGCAGCTAATTTGAATATGGATGCTGACCTTACTATTGCTAAACAAAAAAGTAATACATCATTAATAATTAAGTAATATGTTTGAAGTAGAAGATTGGGTAGAAGAACTTATTCAAAGAATAATGAATACCTTTGGATGTACTCGTGAACAAGCTATGATAGAAATCAGTAAATACATATAATTATGGAATTTAACTTTAGAGATTCAAGTTATAAAAGTAAGTTCAAAGCAAAAGGAATTGCTTGGAGAGGTAAAATAGGTGTAGACATTAGCGATTGTAAGACAACAGAAGAAGCTATTGTAAAAGCTAAACTCGATTATACAGTTGCTAAATGTCAGCTATCTGCCAAAATGCCAGCACACGATAATGGTGCTAGTCGTGACGGTTCTATATTTCCTAATGTAGTTAATGGGTTTGAATTTGTTGATGTTCCTGGTGAATTTGCAACTTATCGTACAGATTCTAATATTCCTCTTGGGAAAGTAAAGTCTCGTTATGAAGTAGTACAAAATCAAATGGCTTTCGGATTCTTCGATGATGCTCTTGGTGGTAGAGTTAAACTTGATAGAGCAGGTTACTTTGGTTATGGACAAAAGATATTCATGTCAGCAACATTTGATAAAGATATTAATATTGGTGGTAAAAATGATACTATCCAACATTATTTTGTCTTTACTAATAGTCATGACGGTGGAAGTGCTGTACAAATGATGATTACTCCTATAAGAGTTATTTGTATGAACGCACTTCATGCAGCTAGAATATCAGCTGAAAGTTATATATCTTTTAGACATAACAAAGGTGTCAATACTAAGATACTTACTGTTCCTGAAATACTTGGTCTTACTGAACGTAAGATAGAGGAGGAAGAAGATATGTACAAAGTGTTGTTTAAGACCAAAATATCGGATGAAGAAGTAAAGAAGTATCTATCGGCAACTTTCCTTACTGGGGAAGAATTTGAAAGAGTAGATGAATTAAACTTATATAATGGTTTATTCCAAAAAAACAATTCTGCTTTTGAAGCTGCTGAAATATCTATGCAAAAGCTAAATACTCTTTGCGATACTTTCGAATATTATCAGGAAGGTGTTGGTCAAAGACTAATAGCTGGTACAGCTTATGGTGCTTATAACGCTGTTACTGGCTACTTTTCTAATGTCAAAGACTATAAGACAGAAGAGCTTCGTTTAAAGAATACTGTATTTGAGGGTGACTATAATACTAGTCTTAAAGCTCTTAATTATGCTCTAGCTAATGTATGGGAATAAGAACTTTTATTGAAAAACTAATTGGGTTATTTACTGTTCCACGTTGTCCTAATTGTGGTGCTAGACTAGAAGAAGTTCCACGTGAAGAGGAAAGTGACCCGATTTCTTTTAAATGTATTAACTGTGGTAAAGAATGGAGTTAGAAACCGTATTAAAAACAATCTTATTAGATGTCCCTGTTATTGAATGTTTTATTCAGTTTGTAATAACTGCAATAGCACTAAAGATTACTAAGGAAAGACTAGATGATGAAGTAATAAGCACAGTTACTCTTAATTGTGCTTTATTCTTTATTCCAATATTAGGTCATGTTCTATTTGTAATATTTATAATCAGGTTTGTTCATTTATTAAAGTATCTATATGGAAAAGAAGAATAAAGTAAGAACTTGTGGTAATTGTGTTCATCTAGTAAAGAAGGATAGGAGAAACTACTATTATTATCGAGTTTATAAATGTATGAATGAAGATAGTGATTATCTTGGTTCAGCTTGGAAAAGACCTAGTAGTCCTACTGATTGTCCTTATCATAAATTTAAAAACAATAATTATAATGAGTAAATTAATTAAAGCAATAGCTAATGCTATTATTGAATTTAACGCTGGTTTATTAACTCAAGATGAACTTTATCAAAAACTAGAACAAGATATTGATAATGTATCTGTTAAAGTTTGGCGTGAAGATAAATCTGTTCCATTACCTACTTATGGTAAAGAAGGCGATGCCTGTTGTGATGTCTATGCTAAGAATATAGAGATTAAACAAGATGATAGAATAGTTGTTCATACAGGTCTTCATTTTGCTCTTCCTGATAATTACGAAATGGAACTTAGACCTCGCAGTAGTTTTACTAAAGGAAATCTTGTAATGCAAAATAGTCCGGGGACGCTCGATGAATCTTATAGAGGAGAATTACTATTTGTATTTAGAGGACTTTACGACCTTGAAGAACCTATTGTTCCAAAAAAAGGGGAACGTATTGGTCAACTTCTTGTTCGTCGTCGTGAAAAGATTACTTGGGATGAAGTTGAAACTCTCGAAGAACTTGGTACTACTGAAAGAGGTACAGAAGGATTTGGTAGTACTGGAAAATAAACTAATTACTAATTTTAAACAATAAATAATTAAATTATGAAAGCAATTGGAATTAAAATAGTTGAACTTCAACCAATGAGAGCTAGTATGGCTCTATCAACTGGTTATAAAATAGGTAATGCTCATCCTGATGATATGGGTTATGAAGTTACTTATCCAGATGGATATAAAAGTTGGACACCTAAAGATGTGGCTGATGCTGCGTATTATCCTCTTTCAGAGAATAATGACGGTACTAAGATTATTAAAGAAGATGTTGAGAACTTTATCACAAATGTAGATGTTACAACAATAGGAGAAAAGACTACTGTTGTTAATGCTCATACTCGTAGTGGTTTCGATATAGTTCGTCATTCTTCTTGTGTTGACCCTAAGAACTATAACGAAGAACTTGGCAAACAATATGCTATGGAAGAAGTTGTTAATGACCTTTGGGCACATCTTGGTTTTGTTCTTCAATGGGCTAAATACGGTATTAATGTTAAACCTAAAGAAAATGAATAATCATGCTGAAAATAAAAGGTTTATTATCTATTGATAGTTGGAATACAACTTCTAAAGTTGTCAATCCTAGAAATCCTAATAATGTCTATCAATGTAATTCTTTATGTCGTATGCAAGACAAGAATGGCGGCAATACTCTTCATGTAATTCTTGAAGAAATTAGTGAAGAAAACGTATACGATAGAGAGAAAGTAGTAGTCGAACTTAATCAGTTTATGAATACTTGGAATCCTTATGTTGAACCAAAAGAAGAAGAAGGTCATGAAATCGCAGAATAAATTTATGCACAGTCAAATTCGTAGAGCTATGAGATGTGTTGCATCACTTCCTAAACTTAAAGCTCGTAATAATATCTATCTGAAACTACAAGAAGTAGAGAAGAAGTATAAGAACGAATAAGTAATAATCATTTTAGTTATACATTATGAGTACTGGTAGAAATACTAGTACTCTTTTTATATTATGGTAAGAAAAGTAAGTGTTAAAGTAAAAGCATATCAATCAGACGGATTAAGTAGATATTGTGGAAAGTGTGATTATAATCCTTGTTCTTTAGATATGAGAAGATTATGTATTAATCGCTTTGTTGAAGGTTATATCAAAGGATATGCAAGAGCAAAGAAAAATATTAAAGAAAGTAAATGAACTTAGAACTATTAATAGTAGCAATACTGTTGATAGTTCTTTTTTTTAAACTGTACTTGGATAAAACCAATATACTAGGGATAATTGTATTGCTGGACTTACCTACGCTCGCAAGCTCGCTAAATCCCCCATAAAGGAGTGGAATTATCGGTAAACCACCCCTTTATGGGGGAGGAAAGCGAGCCGATAGGCGAGCGGGATATAGTAAAGCTAGTATTAATAATAATAGTTCAAACAATAATACTAACGGCACTGGGGATAGTGTTCAGGAAGATGTTCTTCGTCAGATAGAACATTTGGGAACTTTTTGGATATAGTGAGGTCATAGACGGAGTAAATAGTATTCGGCTCTTTTTTGGGTAGTGAAGCTAAATCAATCGCTATTGACAATCATTCTACTAATCCTTGTAGCTTTATTTCTATTTATCGTCCGAGGTTTTGCACTAGGGCGGAGACACTGCCTAAATGAAATAGTACTTATAAGTACTAAGACTAATCGAGTTCCCTAGCTCTCCACACTACACGCAACTAATCTAGTTAGTCAGACAGTTAATGCTGAATCCCGTACAACAGTCCGAGACGGTAGGTACTTAATCACTGCAAAGGTAGTATTTATTTTGATATAAACAAAATAAGTCGGACTACTTTCACAAGCAATCCGACTTCACCATGAGTTGTAATATTAAGTAGTTAGTTATTCTTCATCTTCATCAGTAATCATATTAGCAACAACTTGACCTAGACCACTAAATGGACTACTACGTACTTTATAATAACTATTATTAGCACCAAGTCTTTCATGTTTTATAATCTGATTAACTAATGGTACTTGTTTAAAGAAATTTACTACAAGTTTATTTTCACCTGAATAGCTTCCTGAATTATAATATAAATCATCAGGATTACCAGTAATAATATAGCTACAAAGTGCTCCTAATAATCTAAGATTATCTTGCGCAATACTTAATGCAGCAACAGGTTGACTATATAGTTTCTTACCTTCATTAACTATTCCCCACGGAGTATATTGAATAGTTTCAGACATTAGACGGTCAGCACTATATAGGATATAGTCAGCTACTTGCGTAGAATCATCGTCATCGTCAAGCATTAACTTACCAACTACGAATAATGCTACTGCTTTAGTAATAGCTATCCATTCACCCAAACATCTACGAATATTAGCTTTATCATATTCAGGAAGAATATTATAATAAGTAGTAAGATTAGCTACAAAATCTGCATAACCTTTAGCAATACCTTGAAGAGTACGAACAGCTTGAAGTTCGTTACTATCATTAAGTTCGTAGTATTTCTTAAATGGCATTGCTATAAACTCACCTAAACTAACATAAGTTCCTTTACTAATAGACTCTCTAGTTTCATTATATATACCGTCAAAGTGACCTAAACGATAACCAAAACGTTTTTGGAATCCAGGAACTAAGTGTTTATGGAATTGCATTAGTAAAGCTCCCCACCAAGATTGTTGTAATTGATTAGCACCAATCTTATCATAGATACCATGTATTTGATGATTAACTGATATAACCTTATTACGGAAAGCTGCAATATCATCATTAGTAAGACCGCTATCTTTCTTTAGAGTAGCAACACCATTCTTTAATATAAGACTTTCTCTAAATGAAGGATGTTGTTCAAACTTAATTCGTTCTTCTTTAGTATCTTCTTTATAAGTAGTTTTAAACTCTTGCCTTAGTTCTTTAGGAATCGAACGTAAGAAATCAGTTATTATATCAGCTTTAAACTTAACATAACGTTCTTTCTCAATATATGATTCAAGTACTTTATCTTTAAAAGTTTCATACTTAGAAACTAGTTCAGGATTATTCTTACGAAGAACTTTAAGTAATGCTTCTTCTCTAAGATTCATAGCATATTGTTCAAATGACATTATCTTATTCTTGCCATCGACATTGACCACTCTATGAGAATGAAGCATAGCTAATAATGTAGCGTTTTGCATATAATGCTCACCTGCTGTCTGTTGGATAAACAATAGATTTTCTAGTTTACCCATTGGATTACTACCTTTACCATAACGTTCTGTTACCATATCAGATTCAATAACATTGAATAATCTAATAACAGCATTAGTTTCATTATTAGTAGTTTCATTATAGGCATCTGCTAGATAACTACCTACATTCTGCATCCATTCATTCTCACCTTTACGGAAATCTTTGTATTTAAAGAATTGTCCGGCAGCCATTTCCATTTGTATCTGTGTCTTACCGTATAGAACGTTAGCAATACCACCAGTAATATTTAACATCATAAATTTACTAGATACCATATTACGCATAACACGAGATACTTTAGAACGAGTACCTTCATCCATTTCAAATTCATTAAATACTAACTTACGAACTTGATTCTCAAAGTGTTTAACTATATTTGAATCATCGCTCTTAGTAGTACGTATTTCTTGTTTACCAGTAATTCTACTAAGTAATCTATTATCCATAAGTTTATCATTAGGATTTCTCTTAATAATATCCATGTTACGTAATTGATTACTAGTAATCTTAGCTAATCTAGCTATATCATTACGAGTATTAAAGTTATACATACTATCTATAAATGAATTAAGTCTTTCAAGAACATTAGGATTATTACGTTCTGCATTCTCCTGTGCTCTTTGTTTACGCAACTCATTATTCTTAGCTTGAGTTTCACGAACATAAGTTAGATATTCTTCTTTAGTTTCTCCTTCTTGTTGTTCACGAATAGGAAGTAACTTAACTTCCGATAAACTATGAAGCATAGGAGCATTACTAAATCTTTTATATAGATTAAGTTCTATATCAGACTTGTTAGGAGTATCATACCAACCATGACTACGTTTAAAGTCTTGCCAATAGTCAGCAAAACCTTGATGAGGTTGTTCAATAGCTTGATTAGGTAAATAACCACGATTAATATAAGCACGACTACGTTTATCTTTAACAAGACTATTAAGTAGATTATCTACTTCATTATATAGTTGTTGCTGATAGTTATTCATTCCGTAATACTTATCATTACGATATTTATTAGTAGAAGGTTGTAACTTAACTTCATCATAGTTAGGATTCTTGTACTTGTCTTTAACTTTAGTTTCTAACCATTTATATTTAGGACTATATTCCATATTATTAGCTTCGTCCTTAACTACCATTTGTTTCCAAATAGCTAATGGTTCGTATTCTTTAGTAATAGGATTAAGTACATGATTCTCGTTATACCATTTATCAAATACTACTTTACCCATTTTGTTCATAGCTACATACATAGCTTCGTAATATACAGTATTGATATAACTTATATGCTCATCTAACCACTTTTGAGCTTGTTCTTCATTTGGCTTAACTCTACCAACAGCTGCGGCAAACATTTGCTCTTGATGTTTCTTTAAGTTAGCTATTTGCACTTCTGTAAACTTAGTACCATCAATAACACCTGTTTCATCATACTTACCGTATGCCATAGTACGAACAAAACTATCGAAAGGATTGCCAGCACGAGTATCCATATAAGCCTTCTTTAACTCATCTAAGAACTCACCTTTTAACTTATAGTCGGTATTAGCTTTAAGCCATTCAGCTGATTCTCGATAAGTTTCAGATGTTTCAGGGTATTGAAGTCCTTCAATAGCTTGTTTATAACGAATAGTAAAAGCATCCTTAGGTCTGTTCTCTTTATACTTATTATTAAGTTGACGACGAGACAATAGATAATTATTAACTGCATTAGCTTCATAATAATTCTCTTTATAATTACCGTCAACATCAATAACAGCACGCATTTCAGTAAGTTCACTTTGAATCTCGTTAAGACGTCTTTCATTTTGAACAGTAAGAGTACTATAATCATTGTCAATCATTGTACTTAATATATCTCCTTCTTCATGCAATAGCTTCATTAACTTAACATAAGTTTCAGGGTATTTATTAAGTAACTGGTTTGTATTGTAGTACTCTTGATACATCTCTTTAACGTATTCACGTTCTACATTATCTATTAAGAACTTCTCTAACTCATCTTTAGCTTTCTTATATATTAAACCGTCTCGACCATTCGGGTCTTCGATTTGTGCCAGCTTTACAGCCTCTTTTAGCGACCTTAATTTTTCAGTGAACGTTTCATTATACGGCAGCAAAAGATTGCCATTTTCGTCCAAAATATCGTTCAGAGACACGTCTATACCGTTGTTTTTTGCGTCCTCAATGATAGCCGATATTGCCGAAGTAAACGCTATCTTTTTGTCTCTAGCTTCTATTTCACTAGCTCTTAACTGATTCATCATTTGTTTAAGAACTATTTGAACTATTGGTATATGTGTCTCTTGACTATCAGCTAACCAAAACTGGAAGAAGTTTTCATCTTCAAACGCTTCTGTAATACTAAGCATATTAGATTGTACACGAGGGTCACTAGAAAGACTAGTAATGTAACTATCGAAGTACATCTTAGTACTACGTTTAACTACATTATCTAAGTCTTTGATACGTTTAAACTTATCTTTAATTTGTTTAAGCATATCGTTAGTTCTACGTAGACCTTCTATCTCTTCTTCTGTCTCACTTACACTATGAGCTTCATCAATATCATAAGGTTGAATAGCTTCAATGATAGAATAATCTTCTACGAATCTATTAATGTCATCTAGGAACATTTCATAACGAGTACGTAATGTTTCGTCCTCTAACATACGGTCGAATAACTTCTTATTAGTTATACTCCATTTCTCTTGAACTATCTTGTTACCATTTTCATCTAACTTATAAGTTCCGTCAGGATTAGTAACATAAGTAGTAAAGAAGTTATGTATATCAAATAAAAAATCATCAATACGTCTATTAGTATAACCGTTAATGATTTTCAGTGCTTGCTCACGTAAGTTATCATTTAACTTAGTAGCTGTATTAGAACGTAAGTCAATAGCTGTAAATGAACGGAAAGCATCGTTTAATGCAGCTTCTTCTACATTAGCATTACTACGTTCAACACTTTCAATAACACGAGATATATAATCATTTATCTCTTTATCATTATCTATCAATGCAGATTCAAGCACATCTTCATTAATGAAGTTATCTTCTGTCTGAACACGAATAATGTTATTATTAGCAAATTTATCTAATCTAGCATTTTCTTTAACTACTTGAGTAATGGTATTACGTCTAGGGAATTGTAATTGACTAACACTATTAATAGTTACTTTCTTACTATACATATAGTCAGGAGTAAGACTAACAGATTTAGTAGTTACACGACCTAAGTTAGTAACAATATAAACATTACCTTCTTTTTCGTATCTAAAATATCCGCCAGCTCTAAAACCTGTATTATCTACAACAGTTTGGAGAACCGGAACAAAACCAATACCATTAACATTAACATCATTAATAGTTTGATTAATGCTAGCTTTAAGTTGTGCATAATAAGGAGATTCAGAATTATCTGATTTCTTCTTTCTAAGTTGAACTTCATTAGCTTCTAACTTAGTCATAGCTGTTTGTAGTCTCTTGGCTGCAATATCAATGTTATTACGGTCATTAATAAGTTTACGGATATTACCGTAATTCATATTAGGAGCTACAACAACATAATTAGTAATACCAACAGCTTCAAGAGATTCAATAGTATCTAGTATGACCTGATTATTAGTAGTAGCAATAATGTATCTACGAGAAGTATCAACTTGTTGCTCCTTTATGGGGGAAGTTAAGACAGTACTATTAGGAAACGCTTCTTCTATTAATAAATTAGCACCAGCTTCAAATGCTTTAGGAAGAACTACAAACTTACGAATATCAGAGTTCATAGCTATATTAATAGAACTAATAAATGCAGGGTCATACTGATTAATAGAAACTTCTTCTAATATATCTAATGGAAGAAACATTCTATTATTATCAGGATTAACACTAACTTCTCCAATTTCATTCTGTTCTAATGGATTAGTAGGAAGCATATATACAACATCATTATCATATATTAGCTTATATAAACGTAGAACTTTATTATTATCATTAGTTTTAGCATAATGACGATATTTACGATTATTTTCACTACCAGTAATCATTCCACGTTCTTGCGCTTCTTTAAAGCTAAGTTCACCAACACCTAATCTATTAAACGTTATCTTATTAGATTCTTTATATTTCTTATTCTCAAATACTAATACATCAGGATTATTAGGATTAGTTCTAAAGAATAAGTCACGTAACTTCTCAATAGTAGCTGCATCATTGCTAGCTCTTTCATAAGTTCCTATCTCACTACCATATTGAATCATGCTATTAATAGCCCTATCTGAATCGTTAATAATATTAGTAGCTGAAGAAACTCCATTATCAGAATCAATACCAGTATCTTGTCCATATAATAATTCAACAGGAATAATTTTACTAACCGTACCACCTTTAAACTTATAACCTTCTACTACCATAGAATACCTTATCAAATCCATAGTAGCAAGTTTAATAAACGGATTATTGTTATGCCAAGCATTACGGAACATTTGATATTGAGATTCAGTAGATATAGTACTATCTATAATAGATATTCTATCATAACTATTACGACGACCTTTATATTCAACATTTAGGTTCTTAAATAGATTATCATCCGAAGTATATCTTTGAATCAATACTACTTTATTTGCAGGAGACAACTTCATAAATGCTTCTATATTCTTTTCAGACATATCAGACATATTGAAACTACCTACTACATCAGTATAACCATATAATCTAGCACGAGTATTCTGTTGACTACTAATAAGATTTAGATTATAACTAGGAATAAATTCATTATTGCTTCTAGTTATAAATCTATTAGTATTAACAAAGTTAGACTGTGCTTGGCTCATATTAATAATGAAACTCTCTAACTGCTGAATAGTTTGAAGATTACGAATACCAAACTTACTAACTAATTCACGGAATTGCGGTGTTTGAGTTTTGAATATCTCACTATCACGAATAATCTTTTCAGTAGCTATACAACTATACTTTAACTGATAATATAAAGAAGGATATGCAGATTCTAGTTCATCCTGATTAATATCATTAATAGTATTGAAATTAGTCTTAGGATAAATAGCATCTATTAGATACTTGTTACCTTCTTCTGTAACTGCTTTAAGGACAGGCTGACCTTTCTTTATACGACTAACATTATTCTCTTTAATATCATTAATACGATTAATAACATTATCAATTTCATTTACAGATTTACCAGCACCAAACTTATCACTAGTGATAACCATCATATTAGTATTGATTTGGTCACATATCTCTTTGAAATATTCAAATGCTCTTAATGCTTTAATTTGATATATAAGATTATCAGCATTAGTAGAATCTATATTTTCTACATTGTCTTTAAGATGTTCTTTTAATTTTGTTACTCGTATTCCTTCTTCGAGTAATTCATCTTCATTGATAGTTATTCCTCTAGCTTCAAGCATTGCTTTAACATCTTTAAGACGAGTTCTTTTAGTAATACTGTTTGCAGGAATACTAAGAGATTTAGCCAATCTTATATACATATCTCGTCTTAATCCTATAAGCGGATTAAATCCAGTTTCACCAAATACATTATCGTTAGCATTTTGTCTAGCAATAAGTTCGGTTATTACAGGTTGATTAACGAATAAGATAGAAGTTTCATAGTTTGCACCACAATCAACAATAGACTTATATACATCGAAAGTATATAAATCAACATTAGGTACACCACCTTCTTTTACACCGTCAAGAATAAGTGCAGTAGTTTCAGAAGAGTAAGGAGTAATTAAACGATTATCTATATTAAGATTATCGTAACTCCAACCTAACTGATTATGGTCTACCATTACTTCTTTACCTTTTCTAGTTACATCTCTAAAACGTTTTCTTAAATTTCTTTGAGCGTCTTTGGCTTCTTTCTCTGTATTATATGTATATATAAACCTAAAACCACCATGAGCACCGTCAATAATAGTCTTAGCTTTATTACCAATAGAGGCAAAGTTGTCACGATTAACAGAAATAGCTTTAAGACGTGCACCGGACATATTAGCATCACGATACCAATTTTGAGCAATTACTGAATTAATATTACGATAAGTCTCTGATAAACCTTCAAAGATATTAGCCTTTGCAGCTTTAATATCTTCAAAGTTACTAGAAGATAAGTTTTCACCAATAGATACTGGTAGATTCATTATCTTAATAAATGTATCTACTATTTTATTGTTACGAGCATCACGAGTATTTTGTTGAGCTACTGTTAATTGACTAAATTCTTCAAGAGACATAGCTCCTACTATTTCTGCTCTAGCATTAATAGTTTCTTCTAATCTAGCTCTACGAGTTTCATCAGCATAATCAATAGCTAGTTGTTCAGCGTTATCTTTTACATTTTGATAAAATTCTCTTTGTTCATTAATAACAGATTGAATATTACGATACTGTTGTGCAAACTTAGCAACATATTCATCATTAGCATATTCACTTTCATAAAAGTCCATCTTACTTACAATAGCATCTACTCTTTCACCAAACTTTAATTCTTTTGATTTAAAAGTAATAGTAAGATTATCTTTTATTTCTCTTGGAAGTAATATCCATGTTTCGTCTGTTTCAGCTATTAAATCTCTAACTTGGTCAGTTAAGAATTTATCATATTCTTCATTAGCTTTAAGAACAGTTTCTCTTGCAGCTTTACGAGCTTCTTTAAATTCTTCTTTAGTAAATTCAGAACTAGTAGCTTTACGAGTTTCTTTATCTATTAAAGAATTTATATAACCAATATATCTGCGATAAGTACTTACTTCATCTTCTCCATCTATATATTCGACCTTATGAGGTTTACCATTTCTATCGAAATAAGCTGTATGATATATACCATAAATACTATCAATATCAAAGTCAGCACCAGTTTGTAATACCCATTCATTAGGAACTACAATAGTAGAACCTTGAGATTCGTCTAACAAACCTACTACTTTCATAACAGCAATAGATTGTTTACCTTCTGTTGGAATACGATAACCAATCATAGTATCTAATCCAGCATTTTGTAAGTCCTCTAAAGTTACTTCATGTACAAGATTGCCTTCATTGTCATAAGTATTATAAGCCTTAACCATCCATTTAGGTAATAGTATTTCTACTATTTGACTTCCGTCTTTATGATAAGTAAGTTTACGTCCTAGACTATATCCGTGCTTCTCTTCTACTTTTGATTGCATTAAATCTCTTAAATCTGTACGACCAGACAAAGCTGTTATACCAACATCTGATACTTGACTAGCATGAAAACCAGGAAGTACTTGTCGAGTAACACGATTAGTAAATATACTATTTACAATGTTTTCTATCTTACTACGAACTAAGTTAGTCCATGCAGGCATATAAGGCAATCCAGTTTCAGGATTGATTTCGGCATATTTACGATAATTACTATCTAATCCTCTACGAGTTAACTCGTCTTTAATAAGTGCTATAAATTGATTATTATCAATCTTAACTTTTCCTTCTTCATATACTACGTTACCTCTAGCATCAATGCTAACTCCAATACGAGATGCCGCATCTTTAAAGCTATCTTGAATATTAGCAGTAAAGTTATCAAAGAAATCTTTAATAAGAGATTGTCCTTCAGGAGTATTACCTATATTATCAATTAGCTTCTTAACTATCTGCAATCCAGCTTTATTCTCACCATCCATGTGTTGTGGAATATCTTGCTGTGTATGTAGATTAGAATACCAACCAGTTTTATACTTAGTTTGAATGTCCTCGTTAAACCGTTTCAACCTTTCTTTAGAGGGGAATTTTCCATGAGCATCCCAAAACTCTAATACTCTATTAGTTGTAGCCTTTTCAGTAGTAGTAAAGTTAACCTGACCAATATTATTATCGGTCATATATTTAGCAAGTAAGCCAAATTCACTATTACCTAAAAATCTAGGTATGAGTACAAATTCAGCATTTTTAATCTGAATAGGATTAGCTAATTTAGCATCATTATCTATTTCTAAATCATAATAGAAGTTCTTTTGAACTTGTATCTTCTTAGATAATTCTCCTAACTTAACATTGTCAACAGGCTTAGTTTCGTCATAAAGAGCTTCGATTAAATCTTTATAACTATCATACTCTCCACGTAGATACATTCTACGAACAAATTCATCAAGAGTAATAAACGATTGAGCATCTGTTACTTCTGATTTATCCTTAGAGAACTGTTTAAGTATAAAAGCTCTAGTCTCTTTAGATACATTAGCTATATCTAATTGCTTCTTTAAATCATCTAGAACTTTACCGCTACTTTGAACATCTTCAAGAGTAATATATTTGAAACTACTATCTATACTAATAGTCTTATTAGGAGCTACTGTTATATCTCCCAAATGTTTCTGTACATTATACAAATCATATCCTGCATAAGCTAATCCTCCGGCTTGATATTCTTTATTACGTTTAATTGTATCACGAGAATCTTTATAATATGCTTCATCTCCAAAGAACATATCATTAAGATTGTTATATTGAATCTCATAGTTAAGCACCATTTCTGCAATAAAAGCATTAAATGATTCTTGACTAGCGTTTTTATATCTATCTACAAATTCTTTATTAGAACTATATTTAGCAACAGCTTCTTGTATTCTATAATTAATATAATTATCTATATAATTATAAACTGAATTACGAAGTTCACCAGTAAGTCTAATGTTATATTCTCCGTTCTCGTCTTGTATCAATGATATTTCACTATTCTTTCCCCCATAAAGGAGTGAGAATACATCACCTCCTTCAAATAGCCAATTCATATCTACCGTTTTAGCTGTCTCACTATTATACTTATTAAGGTTTTTAACTTTATCAATAAGTAGACTTCTAAATTTAAATACATTACCAGTAGGAACACCATTTGAATCAAGAATACCTTTACGATAATGATAGTTAAGTCTAGCTTCAGATTTACGTAAATCTTTAAACTCTTCTTTTATCTTAGGTTTACCGTTCTCATCTGATACAATAGTTACTACTCCATTCTCAACAGTTGTCTCGAATAAGAAGTTAATAGCTTGCGCCATTTCTGCTAGTTCTTTAGCATAAATATTAGCATAAGCTACATATATTGGATGTCCATGATTAATAGAACCATTAGCATTAAATAGTCCAGTATAATCTAACTTATAACTATTAAATACGAAAGTCTTTGGAGCATCAGAAGGTGTTTGGGTAAAGAACTTAGATTTCTTAACTCCTTTAGCCATCTCATAGTTATCTCCGTTGTTAGCGTATTCATTTAGAGTAATAATATCCCATTCAAGAGCATTAATATTTTTATAAGACTTAGCCTTTCCTGTAACTTCATTACTAACACCATTATACAATTGTGCACCAAATTCACGATAATATTCAGTAAGTTCGTAACCAGTATCAGTAAGACGAAGTAGACCGGGAATTACTTTACCATTAGATAAAGTCTTTTCAATAAGTATATTACTATATTGATATTGAGGAATATTAGTAAACTTAACTAGATAGTCACGAAGTTCAGCATTAGCAGTTGGATTATCATTATAACGATTATCGTTAATTCTTTCAAAGAACTTACTAATATAATTATTCTTTAGAATATCACTAACTAGATTGTTCTCTGCATTAATACTATTAAATTCAGAATTTACTATTTGATAGTCTTTAAATTTATCAGATATACGATTAGCTATATTATTAGCATAACCGCCTTTATATTGTAGTTGAGACTTATCAAACGGAACTACTGTATATTCTTCATCATTCTTAGCTTTACTATATTCACCTGCATAATATATACGTTGTGCTTCATTATCTATCTTTAATATATTAGATGCATTAGCTACAACTTTATTAAATTCTAGCAAATCGTTGATAAGACTAGTGATATTAGAAAGTTGACTATCACCGAAGCTACGAATGTAGTTAACAACACCCTGCCTATTGATGCCGAAGTTATATTTATTAAAGATTGCCGCAAGCTCTTCCGAGATTTCTTGTACTTCATTTGTATCTGAATTGTTTAATGTGGATAATCTATTTTTAAGTTCTTCTAATACTGCAATATCTCCATTCATAATAGAAGGATTATGAACAAGAGAATCAAAACTATTAAGTATCTTATTTTGCAGATTAAGTTTAGGGAAAGTATTACGATTCTTAGTCACTATATTAGAACCGTCTGCACTTTGAATTACTTCATTACGTTCCCAAATAGATTGTTTTAATTGAGTAAATATCTTATTTCTTATCTGAACATTAGCTTCATCTTCTAATAGACGGGCAGCATATTCTAAATGAGACACTTCTTTAAATCTTTCAGCAATAGTATGGAAACTTTCTACCATAGCTTCAACACTAGAGAAGTTACCATAATTATTCAATGCTTTAAAAGAACTAGAGAATCCAACACTTTCAGCTATACCTGAATAAGTATCACTAGCTGTATCAGGTTTTTCATTAATAAAAGAATTACTATTAGTTTTAGGTAAACGAGCAAACCATTCTTTTACTTCTTTACTAACATTCTTATCAATGTCTTTACGTTGGTCAGCTAGTTCAGACCAATCAGCACGTAAAGAAGCAATAGTTTCAGGGTCTTCTTGACGACTATCTTGTTCACTATCTTCTTTAGCATCATCGTTAGTTTCATAATTCTCATTAGTGTCTATACCAAACTCTTTGCTAAGACTAATAACTTCGGGTGAATTAATAACAATATCAAATAACTCATTACGGTTATAATTACCACCATCGTAAAGATTACGAATAATAGTACCGATATAAGCCTTTTGTTCTTGCGTAAGTTTCTTATCATTCTCTTTAAGATGTCGATTAAGATAAGTAATCATAGTTAACTTTACAGCAGCTTGAGGACTTAGCTCATTACCAGCTTTATCCTTTAGGACTTCTTTCTCACCTTTACGCTTTCTATTAGCAAGAGCTTTACGAATACTTCCTTGACTCTTTAGATAAATAGTACTAAGGATATTAATAGCATGGTCTTCCTTTGCTATATCATTACCAAATACACCAGTTCGTGAAGTACGAACGTTCTGAACATAATCTTGAGTATTAATTGTCTCTCTGTTATTATATGCTATAACAGCATTAACAGTGTTTGCATCAATACTCTCTTCATTGAAATCTCTACCAGTCTTTTCTTGATACCATTCACGAAAACTAGCATCTTCGATAGTAGCAAGATATTCAGTAGACTTTCTAACATCATTATTAGTAAGCTCTAATAGCTTATCTAATTTAGGATTACTAGGAGTACAACTCATATACTTTATATTATTAATTAAGTTATTACTAACATTACCAAAGATAGCATTATTATCAATACTATCAAATAGATTCATTAGACGGACGAAAACCGCACGTTACGAAGGCAGACAGATGCCCGTAGACCGCAAATTCCTGCCGAATTTCGCATTTTATATACTGTCGTGATAGTAAGATAAGGAAAATATAAAAGTCCGACAGATGCGCTTAAAATGGCTCATTCTAAGGCTCTCTGCCGGACTTTCGTCTCTAGGCTTATCTTACTTAACTACATACAAAACTAAGCTCACCAGTGTCAAACAAATGCGTCACAATAGCCTTTTGTCGATTATTCAAACCTTCCACTAAACTATCGAAGTTATCGACTTGTCGGTAGTTATCACTTATAGCACTATCTAAGTCTAGGTCTATATCAGGAATATCAAAAACATCATCAGTAGGAACTCCTGTATCTTCTTCTGCTCTATCAAATACATCATCATGAACAGTACTTGTAGTACTAGCTGTATCAGATGTTTCTAATCCAATAGTAGATAAACGATTACGAACTTCACCAAGTAATGTATTATCTATATTACCAACTTTACCTATAATCTCTACTAAAGCATCAATAATTTTAGTAAACAGATTATTAGATTCAGTATTAGTTTTAGAATCATATTTAATCCTAGCAAGTAATCTAGCAAATGTACGATTAGTAATAGCTTCAACTACAAACTCTTCAATAGCTACATTTCTAGGTTTATCACTATTTAAGAATCTTCCGTATTCTTCTACTAAAGCAGAATCCTGATTAATGAAACTACTAAACTTATCATATAGGTCACCAAATGATTGCTCTATATTAGCACGTTCATCATTAAGTAGATAATGAACACCTTCATGTATAAGAGTAAGTACTTTACGTTCAGGTTCAAGAGTATCGAATCTATTAGTAAGAGTAATAGTATTACCACCAGCAACTATTCCTGCAAATCTACCTTTTTCACCTACTATTTCAATATCAGGATTAAGAGCAATACCGGCAGATTCTAATGCCGAAATAATAGATAATAGATTAGGATTAGTAGTATTAGCTTGCGCAACTTCCATAAGAGTACCTATTTGAGGAACACTGTCTTGACTAGCAAGTGGGTCAGGTACAACTACGGGAGACACAGTTTGTTGCTCCTTTATGGGGGAAGTAGCGGCGTTAGCCGCGTCAGTACGACTAGCATTGCGACTAGGATTCATAAGAGTGATAGTCCTATTATAAACATCACCAACATAATTAAAGTTACTAACAATATTACCTTTACTATCAGTAACACTTCCTAAATCAGTAACCAATACTCCGTCCTTAGCTACAAATTCTTCATAACTACTATAACCAGTATCAAACCATTCATCTTGAAGTATATTAGGTATCTTAGCTTGTAACTTACCGTCTACTACTCTAAATAAACTAGATTCACCACGAATAGCCGAATTAACAACATTACGAGTAAGTAAAGCATATACTTCTTGTAACATTTTACTAAAGTTACCATGATTATTAGTAGGAACAAAACCATTAGGCATACGAGCCATAAGTCTTCTAGGTTTAAGTTCACCAGGAATAGAGAAAGCTACATTTCTATCTTTAAGATTAAAATAAATAGTTGGCGCAACTCTATTTATAGGTATTAAAGCATGACCTCTTACTTCATAACCATACAGTACTTTCTGTTTACCTATATATTTAGATACTTCTTCTAATAGTTGAGTATGAAGATTTTCATTGCCTTGTAAAGTAGCATCTAATAAAGAATGAAGTAGTTTATCTAATCCTTCATTAAACCTTTTAGTATATTCAGTAGCACCAGTTTCACTATTACTCATAGTATTCTCACGACTAGGAACTGCAATAAGTCTTCCTTCTGAATCTTTAATAGTCATACCTACTACATTTCTAGGAATACGACTAGCCGCAATAATAGTATTGGTTTTAATATCAGCTACTCCACCGTCAACTCCTACTACTAAACGATAACCGTCAGTTGCTTCACTAGTAGTAACATCTCCAAACTTACGATATATAGGATTACCTTGTTTATCTTTAGCATAAATAACACTACCTGAACTTGTACGTCCAACAACTAGACGTTTCTTTTTAGACTTAGTTTTACTAATAGAGGACTTTAAGTTATTAATGTCCGTATAAGACTTCTTGAGTTTATTCATCCAATTAGTTAACGAATCGTTAACAATGGTACTAAAATCAGACTGATTAACATTAAGAGCATTATTAAAGAATATAATACTATTAAGATGTCTAATCCTATCTAATAGATTAGTTTGAGTATCACCGAATAAACTAGTTAGATTCTTCCAGTTCTTATTCTCTTGTAAAGCATTAAGCTGATGTCCGAATGTTCCTTCAACTTCAGGGTTATTACGAACACGATACAAACGACGTATATTATTAAGTGTTTGTACAAACTCTTTAGCACTTTCATCTTCATTACTAATAATAGATTGGAGTTGCGTTATAAAATCTATACTACCATTTCTAACAGTGTATCTCCAACCTTGATTTATAACTTCAACGTTCCCATTATTATAATTAATTTTAGGAAACTCACCTATCTTAATTCCACGAGATTTAACGATAAGATTATCGTTTTCATCTAGTTCTACATTTACTGTATCATTAGTCTTTAACTGACCGATACGAGAGTAAACCTTACTATCATTTAGATTAACTAGATTAAAGAAGTAACCATTATCTTTAGTATTCTGTCTATTCTCTGCAATAGCATTTTCTAATGTCTTACTTGCAGACTGTATAATATCAGAAGGCGTCTTAACTTCTGTATCAACATTAACTATCTTACCGTTTACTATTTGACGATTAGCTAGAACTTTAATATCGTTATATAGATTAATAGCTCTAGGATTAAGTTGTTGTAGATATATCATCATATCATTAAGACTAGTAAAAGTCTTACCTTCTACTTCATTACCTTGTATCTGATTATACAAGTCTATGATAAGATTGATTTCTTCTATACGTTGACGCTGACCTTCCAAATCATTATCAGATATGGATGATTCAAGAACTGTATTATCAGTTCCAGTATCTTCTTTCTTGGAAGTATCTACAACAGTAATATCTCCAATAGCAATAGCTGCATTAAGTTCTTCAATAGTGACATCAGCAATTATATTGCCTTTAGCATCTAATCCGTCAATACTTACATTTCCGAATCTACTAATACGAATATCAATATCGTTAACTTTAACTGGTTTACGAGATACGTCACTAAGACTTGCAAAAGGATTTACTATCGTAAATTCAAGATTACCTATATTAGACTTATTTACAATACCTGAATTAGATTGAGATACTACTTTGTCTAACGTTTCCTTTAATTTCTTCTCTTTTGCAGTCTTTGGTTTAGGTCTAGGCTTAGGCTTAACCTCTGGTTCTTCTTGAGTCGTCGCTTCGCTCCTCCTTTCCCCCATAGAGGAGCTTCCTTGCTGATTCTCCAGCTGTCTTTGCTGTACTTCATTCTGTATAGCTAACTTATTTCTTCTTTTAGTAATAGCTTCTCTTAGATTACTTATTTCATTCTTACCATTCTCTGAATTAGTTAAAATACTAACAGCATTAGATAAACTTTTATTGCTAGTATTCTGACTTTCTTCATCAGTAAACGCATTATCTAGTGCTTTCTCAAGATTACCAAGCTCTTCTTCATTAGCCATATTAACAAAGTCATTAAGATTCTTCTTTGCTGACTTAACTAGATTCTTAGCTGCATCTTCTAATTCTTTCTTACGAGTATCTTCAAATTCCTTAGCTTGTTCGTTAGTAGTAATAATACGAGAACGATAATTATCTCTACGAATTTCATCAAGAAGTATCTGTCCCATATTATCCATATACTCTGAATTAATATTACGAACTTGTTTAGCAAGAGTACCAAGACTAAAGTCTTTACCTGCCTGTTTAAACAGAGCCACATCATTTTCATCAAGTTCTTCTATTTGTTTCTTGATTAAGTTATTCTGTTCTTCGCTACCTTCTATTCCTAATGCAATATTCTCTACACTACGAGCATTATCTAGGAATAAACTTTCCATAGGACTTAAACCTCTTCGTAAGTCTGTAACCTTAGATTCGATTACTCGTGATAAATCAAGATATTGACTAGCTTGTGCTCTATCTAAAGGATTTTTACTATTCTTTAGACTATTATAAGTAGACATTACTTCTCTACGATACTGTTCTAATATACCTAATTGCATACGATTCTTAGCCATTGGATCAAGAACTTCATTAATAGCCGGTATGCTATTCTCTAATTGAGATTGAATAGTATTAAGTCTTTCTACTCGTTTATTTAATAAGTCCGCTTCTTGTGCATTAACTATATTCTCTGATATAGCAACATCTAGTAAAGCATCATCAATATTAGCACTTCGTAATGCAGTAGAATAATTAAAGTATCTATCAAGAACAGTACGCATAGTTTTCTTTAATTCTTGCGTATCTCTATCGTATTCAACATCATCTACAAGACCTGAATCAACTAGTTTCTTCTTTAGTCTAGGGTCTTCAATATAATCTTCAAGTAGTTCATAATTACCTGAACGAATAGCATTTAAAGTAAGAGTAGTAGTAAACTTCTCTTTAGCAGCAGCACGTAAATCTTCTTGTTCTTCGGGACTAATCTTAGCATAACGAGTAGTACCAACTGTTGGGTCTTGACTAACAGTACCGTCATCTAAATAAGTAATAGGATTACCATTAGCATCACGTTCTATTTGATATGGATTTTCACCATTATCAATAATCTGCATCTGACGAGCATACTCATTGAATACCTGTTCACGACCATTTATTTCAGCAATACGTTGTTTCTCTTCTATATTACCACCTTTACGATTATTAATGGCTGACATAGTACCGCCAAAAGTAATACCACCAATAACTCCCCAAAGTGCAGCATTGTATAATTGAGGATTCTGCAAGTACTTCTCTATTCTATCCATAGATACAGCACCATTATATTGTCCAGCTTGACCTAATAAATAACGACCGTATAAAGTACCTTCTTCTTGACCTACATAGTTTATTGCTTCTTCAATACCTTCTGATAATTCAGATAACAAAAGATTCTCACTAGAATTAACAAAGCGATTTATTTTACCTGCAAAATCTTTAATAGTACCTTTTGCCGCTTGACCTAAAGTTTGACTAGCAGATTCAACACCAGTAGAAGCTATTCTATCGAGAGCTTGATTCTGTGAATAACGAATACGTGGAGTAATAGCACGATTGACTTGTCCTATTGCTTTATTAACAGCACGTAACTGCATGAAATCAAAGAATACGTTACCTGCGTTATAACCAAAGTTACGCATAGCTGCCTTATCTGCAACTATAAGAGCGGCTTCTTCTTTAGTTCTACCTTTAGTCTCATTTGCAATATCGGGATTATTATCTAACCAATTCTGAAACTCTTCGTCAGACATTCCAGTAAATAGAGACAATGCTTCGCCTTCTATCTGTTCTGCAACACCACGAGCTTCTTGATAATTCTCACCTAAACGCATACCAATAGCTGTAATACCGTCATTAGCTAATATCTTTAATCTATTAGCACGATATACATTATCTAATTTAGTAGCCTTCTTTGCCCAATTCATTGCATGACTTACTTTAGAACTACTACGTCCTAATGCTGCAACTCCTTTACCAACAGCTCCAACTCCTTTAGTTAAAAGAGTGCCAGGAATCATTAAAGATAGAGAACTAGCAATACTAGGAACTTGACTAAAGAACCAACCTGAAAAGTCATTCATATCAAATGCTTTATCAGGGTTCTCACGATATATAGGAAATAAATCATCACGAACATAATCAGATATAGCATCACCTGCTCTAGTAATAGGATTACTAAACGGTTTATCATCCCATAATCCAGCAGTAGCTAAATCTACTAACATACCCATACCACCAACGGTGTCTCCTATAACTGTTCCAATAGTTTGACCTAAAGCATTACCTGCTTGTTTCCAAGCTGATTGATTCTTAGCACGAAGAGTTTCTAATTCTTCTCTACTTTGATAACGATTAGGTTCAGCACCATACTTAGCTAAAGAATGATAATCTTCCTCTGTACCAGTAAACACTTCTTTACCTGTAAGATTACGAAACATGAAGTCGCCTTGAGCTGCAACATCAGGTTTATATTTAGTAACAGTAGGAACATCATTAGCTATATTAACAGAATTAGCCCCACTAGTTAGTGGAGCTTTTTCTACTGATATATTATCAAACATGTTTGGCATACGCTTACTTCATTAAGTCATTCATTTGATTAAGTATAACTTGACTAGGAGTTTCACCTGTAAGACTAGAATACATTCGATTAAAGAATTGAAATACTTGTCTCTTAGTATCTATATCTAATTCATTTAGATTACCAGTAGCACCTGCCATTATCATAGCTTTCTGCATAAGCGGACGAGCAATCACTTGTTGCTCTTCTATGGGGGAATTTGCAATAGAACCATTTCTAGCACTAATCAAATCTATATCTTCTTTAACAGGAGCAAGAACAGCATTAGCTTGATTGTTTTGAAGCATACGTTCAAATAATTCACTTTCAGTAATCTTAATTACAGGAGAATCACTAGCATCGAGTATTTGATACAGGTTACCGTCAGTAACGGCTGAATAACTACCGTCTCCAAATTCACTATCTGATAAACGATAGCCTCTTTTAAGAGCGTTATTATACTTAATAGAATTGAGAGTGTCCCATGCTTTAACAGCAGGCAAAGATTTAAATCTCTCTATCTCATCATTAAGTACAGCACCCGTAATCATATAGTCTCCGGCTACTGCGTTCTGTATTCTATCTTCCATATCAGAATCAGGATTCTTACCAACATTCTTACCTGTCTTTACAGTATAAGGAATATTTAAGAATATACCGTATTCACCAGTAGAAGCAGAACTACACCAACCATTATTAATATTCTTCTTCTTAATTTGAGCTTGAATAGTCTGCATGATAGCATCTCTATCTCTACTATCTTCAACAACTTCAAGAACTCCTTCTTCATTACGTTTCTTAATAACTATACTTCCTGGATTAGCAATACTAACCATATTCATAACCCGTTCATTATAATCTTTGAGTTGTTCGGATTCAAAGCCTTGACCTAAAGCAACAACATGAGGCGGTAAGTCAAATACCGCTAAGTCTACATAAGTAGGAGGAAGGGTTTTAGATACTCTTTCAGTCGCAGCATTAGATATTTGTGCAGCTTTCTCATATACATAAGCTATTGAGTTTTTATCACTTCCGGCAGTTGTTATCTCTCCACGACCAAGTGCTCTAAAGCCAGCCATAAATGCAGTAACATTGCTACCATAATATTTATTACCATGATAGACTTCATCAGCTCTAGTAAATGATTTAGGTTCTACACCTTCATTAGTAAATCCAATAGGATTAATTTTTAATACTTCACTTATTTCAGGAGCTAAACGAGTATAAGCATCTTTACTAATACGAATATATTCTTTATCCCCTATTTTAGAGAATGATACATCTTGTCTAGTAAGACCCATATCAACTCTTAGTTTAGATATAATAGCAGCCTTACTAGCTTCGTTAATAGGATTAACAAGAACTGTATCAAAACTATTACCTTGCGAATCTGTGAATAATTTATTCATTCTATTAGCATATTCACGTTGCATAGGATTATTAGTATCTGCCATATTTCCATTACTAAGTCTCTTACCTAAGAAATCAGATGCAAACTGTTCATCTTGTGTAAGATGCCCTTTCATAGCATCCAATCTATTATTAGCGTTATTAATACCACTATAATAATTATATGCTTCATCCAATGCTTGCTTCTTAGCTGTATCAGACAGATTGCTATTATTAGCAATACTTGACCTTAATTGAGCATACGCTTTATCTAATGGAACAGATTTAGATATTCCATAAGTAGCGAACATATTGGCTAATTGACCATTAAGTGTATTTAATTGTGACGCAACCTTAGCAGGAGTATCAGGCTCTACTTTCTCTTTACCACCAATTGTTTGCATAGAAGGCAATAATTCAGGTTCTTTACCTGTCTTAGGTTTAGCAACCGCTTTACGTGCAGCAGCTAATAGATTAAATCCTAATTCAGGACTAATTCTACTTTTAGTTCTACGATAAGCAGAAGCAGCATATCTAGGAGCAAATAGATTCTCTTCAAATTCTCTCTGCGACATAATAGTTCCGTCAGGCTTAGTAACAAGATTGTTCTTATTACCTTTATTAGCTTTCCAAACATTTACTTTATAGTCTTGTTCAAGAGAAGCACGAGCACCAGGAGTTTCATTTAATGCAGCTTCAAATGCAGCACGTATCTTCTCCTTAGATAACTGTTGAATACCACCGGAAGTTTTAAGATAAGGAACATCGCCAGCAGCAATATTTCCTTGACCTTCTTTAAGATTACCTTCTGCATCGCCCCATACTAACTGTTCACCTGAACTAGAATCAACACCAACAGTAGACAATACTTTCTGATATAAAGTATTATAATCTATTTGTTCAACAGGACGATAATTAGGTTTGAATTGATTACCGCCTATTACTCTACCTGTTTCATCTATTTGGTCTTGATAATTATATTTGTTCTGTTCCAATGTATAAGCCTTAACATCTCCATCATAAGCATCACTATTAGTAACTTCGTCTTGGAACTTTTTAAACTCTTGTTGATAACGCTCACGACCAATAAGTCCTGGATTACTAGCAACTTCTCCGGCTAATCTTCTTGCAGTAGTTAATGCGGTAGCATAACTACCTTCTTGAGCACTTGCTTCTATTTGAGCATTAACATCTCTCGAATATTTATCGAGCCACTCATTTTCAGCTTCGTTTAATTGCTTATTAGCAAGAAACGTTTTAATCTGATTACTAGTTTCAATAGCAGTATCATGTTTCTGTTGTAGAGTATTTAACGTACTATTGTAAACATCTAAAGGAGCGGAAACCCGCTCCCTCTTCTGATAACCAGCTGTTCTAATATCTATTGGCATAGTTATAGTATTTATAGTTAAGCAATCTTTTTCTTACCACCACATCTGAATAAAGTACTTCTTACTCTACCTAATCTACCTTTATTCTTATTCATCAACTTTAAGAATAGTTCCATTTGTTCAGGATTTGCAGACATCATAGCAGCAGTAGCATTTTCTTCTGAACGTCTCTTATCCATACCTAATTGATAATCTCTAACCGCACTAGTAAGACCTTCAATTATATTAGTACGATTATTAGCTCTTGCTTGAATCTTTTCGTTTTCGGTTTGAGTAACTGCATTATCATAAGCGTTTAATACTTGATTGTTTGCAGCTTCTACTCCTTGACGATTAAGAGCAGAACGATTGAGAAGGTATGTCTCAACATTCTCTTTTATACCTCTTAGTTTATTACGTTCAAGAACTCCTCGATTAGCTAAAGATTGAATACGAGCAATCTTTCCTGACGAACTAGAAGTATTAGAATCAATAATTCTAGCCATATTTCTTTCAGAATCTCGACTTTCAGCTAATTGCGGATTTATATTATAAGTAGTTCTCATCCTTGCAGGAATTATAGTTCTAGGTCTAGTAGGAGCTTGAATATTATTAATACTGTTTTTATTAGTAACACCGCTTATAATATTACCTAATGCTCCAATACCGGCACTAATAGCTTCTCCGCCTATACCACTCATAAAGTTTCCAAATCTACTAGATTTAGATAACGGACTAGTACTAGAACTAATAGAAGCTCCAACAGGCTTACTTGGAACTACACTATTAGTCTTAACAGAATTCATATTAGCTTTAGTCAAAGCATTAGAAGCAAAACTACTACTATAATCCTTTTCTAAACCAAAGTTATTATAGTTATCCTTTAATAATCTTGTTCTAGAACCAAGAACTGATTTCTTCAATTCAGGATATTTCTTATATACCTTAGCTCTAACATCAGAACGACCATGAAGTCCAGCTAATCTAAGAGCATCACGAGCATCAGCTTTAGTAGGAATAGGATAACTACGACCACCGCCTGCAAAGTCTTTAGACTTAACACTAGGATAAGGTTTCTTATCTGAACCGTAATCTTTCTTACGAGATAATCCTCCTAGCTTTTTCTTACCAGTTATTGTTCTCATATTTCTTTTCTTTTTAGTACCATCATCATTAAGACCATTTCTATCTTTAAATGACTCTTGAGCATTAAATACTTTAGAAGGCTTAACACCTTTCTGAACTAATTCAGCTGGACTATTACCATTAAGTATAGGTTGAGCACTGAATACTTTAAGTTGCTTAGGAGTAACTTGCACTACTTCACCACCTTCAGCTTCAACACCTGTCTTACCTGCATCAATAACAATACCTCCAGTATTGTGCTTACGTCCTTTAAGAAGAAATGAATCTTTCTTAATAGGAATAGCTGTACCACCCTCGACAATACGCGCTTTCGCTCCTTTATGGGGGAAGGTTCGTACCTTCCCACCCTTAGATAAGTATTGGCTTAAGAACTGTGACTTCTCTTCTTCGGACATCATGTTCTCATTTTGAGCACTAGCTAAAGCCTGATTGTCTTGTAGGTTTTGAAGACGCTCTTGTCTTAACCTTTCGGCTTGTTCAGCTTTCTTCTTCTTACGATTACCTATGATACCGCTAATAATATTAGTACCAACAGAAATCGCAGCGCCTATAAATGCTTTAGGTCTTTGTTCATTAATACGTTTCATTATTCTCTGTATTTATTAACATAACATTCAATCTTCTTAATCTCTATCTTAGCTGTTCCGTCATTAATTACAAAACGCACACCTAGATATTTACCATTAATAAGATTGGATTTAAATGGTTCGTAGTTCTTATCAACATCAACAGTCAACTTACCAGTAAGTCTATCTATTGGATAATTAGTAACTACTTCGTTTAGAACACTACGGAAATAATTATAATTCCATTTACCATGTTCATAATAAGGTTTAGCCGTATCGAAAGTATTACGTTCATTAACAGTAATATCTTCAAGTCTACTTATCGAAGTATTACTAAACAATAGTATCTTATTACCTGCAAAGTTAATGTCATTAGCTTTATATAAGTCATAACTTATGTAGTTAAGTACTTTAATAGTATCGTATTCAAGATTGAATAATACATCAACTACCATAGTATTATTATTGTTTCCTACATAGAAAGGATTCTTATTAGCGGCTATCTCAAAGTCTGTATATTTAAGATAACTCAAAGGCTTTACGAATCCTAATTGACCTATAATATTCTTCTTGTTGAAGGAACTAATATACAAATTAGTTTTTGTATTATAAAATCCTCTACATAAATAAGTATGTACACTTATCCAAGTATTAGTGACGAAATTGTAACTAAGGGTAAAGTCTGAAACATCCCCCATAAAGGAGCAAATCAACCGATTATTCTCCTTATCCATTCCCATTAGTATTTGAGTATTACTAGTTAAATACTCATCTAATATAGACTGTACTCCGTCACCTAAGTCATTTAGATTCTTCTCATCAAATCTATATAACCTCTTCTTACTTCTGTCTAAGAATATATAGCCAGCTTCATTACATACGTATGCTTCAAAATCTTGTAGACCACCATATCCTTTTTCACTAGTAAATACCTCTTGATAATCAATATCAAAAGCATCAGGCATTAACATTTGAACATCTTTGTCTTTAGTATAAAGCGTATTATCTCTATTAAAGATAAACATTGAATGTTCGCAATGAGCTATAAGATAAGTGCCAATACCAATAACGTTAATGATATCACCTTTATTTTCGCTAATTATCTTATAAGCATTAGGTCTAAATATTCGCCATTTATTCTCTACTGATTCATCACTAATAACATCGCTTCTACGAATAGTTTGACAGTATTCTGTAACAAAGTTACTATATAATAATTCATTATAATTAATGAATTTCTTACCTGCATAATCAAGATACATACTACTTATTTCAAATGTATCATTGATAGTAGTAGGTAATAGATGAATCATACGAACATTCTGAACGAAAGAATTATTATCAGTATGAATAGTATAGTATCTTTCATCAGGAGCTGTTTTAATAGTTTTAGCAAATAATGGATATAGCGAATAATAATTAAGAATTATTCTACTTATAGGAGTATTACCTACTCTTTCACTATCCCAATGTACTCTAGGGAAATTAGGATAAAGATTAGTATTATCCGTAGCCTTCTTAGGTATTGGGTCAGTAGTATCATAATATACACCATTACGATTAAAGGCATAAACACATGCTGTCATAAAGTAATAATTATAATTATAGATATAATCTTCATAACCATAATTATAAGTATCTCCTGTTGAACCAACATACTTAATATAGCCAAGTGGAATAAGGTCTTTATTCTCCGACATATATAAGTTATCACTTATATTAAGTAATAAACCATTTACATAACCTCTACCGTTTGTAGTATAGAATCCTAACTTTAATGACTTATTCAAAACAAGATTAACAACAGCTTCTCTACCTGCATTATTATCATCTTTGCTATCAGCCATTATAATAGTAGAGCTTTTAACAGCTCTAATATCTCCAAATTCTTCTGAAGGACGAGATTGATTAAAATCAGTATCACTACTATAATAGTCAGTAAACATAGGACCTTTATAGGCATTACCCATAGTATAACGACTATCAGTAATAAAGATATTACCAGCACCTGACTTCTTTATAATATCAAATTCAGGATAATAGAAACGAATATTATTAACTTGTTCATTAAATGCAGTATTAAAATCATCATCTCTACGTACAGGAACACCTTCACTAACTAATATAGGTTCTGTCTTTTCATAAGATATAAAATATCCTACGAACTCTTTTCTCATAGGTATGTTGTCAAATAAGAACTCTATCTGATGAATTCCTCTGTGACTAGGATTTCTAGTTCCTCTAAACATACGATTGCCATTATTGTTTTTATAAAGAGCAATACCATTAGAATTATATTTAGGAAATATATTACAGAATCTTACATTACTAATGCTATCAAATATATTAACTACATCGTGTGCATTATTAGTATTAATATTACCATATTGACTTTTATAAGCATCAAACTTAGTCTTAATATCAGATATTAGAGTGTCTTCATTTATATCCATTGTTAATGAAGTATTACCTTCATTAGCTGTACCTAAACTAATAGTCTCTGAATAACTCATAGTATTAGGAATATTAATACCGTCAGTAATATTACCATTAGGATATACATAATGTACGAAGAAGTTATATACGCATTGATTAATTGCATACTTAGCACTATCTGAATAAAATTCTGTATCTTCAGGTTTAGTTTCACTATCTAATATCTTAGGAGAAGCAAATCCAAAAGCATAACTAATATAACCTCCGTCAGGACCACTAACACGAAGTTCTTTATATTTATTATTATTATGTAATTCAAGGAACTCGCTACCACTAGAACGAATACCACCTTCGCTTATTGCTAATACATTGTCTTTACCAAAAGTAGGAATATCAAGAAGTAAACCGTCATAATTACTAATTCCGTCAAGATTGAACTTCTTATTTTTTTGGAAACAAATATATAAGTTACCTAATACTCCTTCATAGGCTTTAGTACTTTCAACACTTACTCTATTATAAATAGTATAATCTTCATTACCTGTGTAATCATAAGTAGAAACAGTCCTTAGATAATTTATAAATGGAATAACTATCATGAACTCTTTCTCGGCAGTTATAATAATTTGATTCCCTTCTTCTACTGTTTCTTTAATATAACCAACAGGATAAGCCTTTAAGTCAGTAAATGTTTTAGTAGAACTTAAATCTGCACTAAGACTACTTATAACATTAAAGTCAACAGTATAACTTTCATCAATATTGAAATCGTCATCTGTTGGTTCTCTATCTACTTTCCATTTATATACTGTTTCATGTATTCCTTCAATTTCATTTATTAAGTCTTGTGTAGATTTATTTTCATTGTTGAAATTAACAGATAGATTAGGAAATAATTCATCTATTGTATGTCTACTAGTTTCGCCTTCACTATTAACAATTAAAATAGCATCTTCTCTACGATGCCAATAACTATCGTCTAATCTACTATATTTAGTAGCAAACATAAACTTATTCTTAGATACATCATATGCAATTCTAAGTTTATTTCCTTCGGTTAATCCTCCTTCAGCTTGTGTCTTAACATCATTTATTGCTCCCGTAGGATTAATTGTTTCATATTCATTAATAGTATATATAGTTGAATTAGGAAACTTAGCTTTAATAATATCTAATACTCCTTCATAGTCCACATAAGCTGTTTGAAAAGAACGTCTAAATTTCATTCCTTTATCAACAGGATTTCCAGTAGACATATCATATATTTTATAATAAAAGTCAATAGGATTATAACGGTCGTATTTTAATTTATATGTTTCTTCTCCAATAGTAACATTTCCTAAGTAAAACCACATAGGCTCGATAATTTCTCTAGTATCTATATTTAAGTCAAATTCTTCAATTGATACTACTTTAAAATCGTTACTAAAATCTCTTTGAATATTAGGAGCACTATAAGGAGTGCTAGTAAACAAATCATTAGTACGTCCATATCTTACGTAAGGATGACTTACGAATCCTAAACTTACTATACTAGAATATTTATCAGGATATATCTCATCATAGTAAGTACTTCCGTATCTACTAAATTCTAGTATATACCAATCTTTATCATCAGGTTTAACAACTACGGCAGTAGCAGCTTCATATAGATTGTCTGCATCTTGATAAGAAACATAGAACGGAGTAGTATGACTATCATAATTACTATCTTTATAGAAAGCTCTAATAAAGTCTTGAGATGAAATCATTAAACAATAAGTACCATAACTATTCTTACCAATACGAGTAAGAAAGAACTTTCTAGTAACTTCTTTATATTCACTACCGTCACCATAAGCACGTCCTTTAATAGTTACTACATATCCTTTGCTAATATCAAATGTTCTAGGATTATTAACTATTGACGAAGTTGCAGCTCTAGTAACACTACGTCTCATTATAGATTTATTTCCGATAAAATCTTTAACTCGAACTTGTATATTACTAGTATCAATAGAACTTACAAGACTATTAATGTTTTCTTCCTTATAGTTAGCTACATACAATCTATTGTTATAGTTACATAAGGTTTTTACATTATATAGATTAAAGAAAGAACTAGTAATATCATCTAGACTAAATGTTTCGTTATAAACATCGTCTATCGTGATTCTACTAGTTTTAATATTTATGTCAGAAGTATTATATACTTTAGTATCTCCCTTTTGAGTATTAATTATATAACCTATTTGATAAGCTGTATAATTAAGACCTGAATTATCTATTTGTAACCCTAGTTCGATATTTAAATTTACCTTTTCAGTATTTAGATTAGTATCTTCTTTAAAAGTAAAGTTTCCTATCTTATAGTTAACAGGGAGATTACCGCTACTGTCATCATAACCAAAACTATTATCTTCAATAGTAGTTTGATTTCCTTTATCCCATACTAATACAGGAGTTCCAATAGGAAACCAGCCAGTATAATCACTTCCTTCTTTATATCTAATAAAGAAATTATATATTCCTTTATAGATAGCACTACCTGATACTAACTTAGAATTATTAAGATTAGTCTTAGGAATATTAGGAACTAATGTATATTTAATATCGCTTCCACCTTCTAGGTAATTAGGTTTATTAAGATTAATTATCTTTAATGGAACTTCTTCATCAGAATTAAGTTCAGTAATAGCAACAATTAATTCATTATTCACATTATAGGTATATGTACCTATAACTTTACCGCCTTGATAATTCCAATTAGTAGCAACTTCCGTAATAGCCTTAGTAGATTCTTTATATCTTCTAATCTTACTATTATTAGTAAAGATGACTATTTCATCAGAGCAAGAGATAACACCGACTATCTCTTCATTTTCACTTAATGTTATAATTGTCTCGATTGACTGTTCGTTCTGAATAGAATTACCGTCACGAGAAACCATAGCATTAACAGCATGGGTCATTGAACCATTCTTAATGGATTCGTAACCTCCGTCTTTGTTTAACTCTTTAACTATCTCCATTAGTATCTAGGTCTAAATGTTGCATTATAAAAGAATGATGCCCAACCTTTATGAGAATTAGCATCTTGATTTTCATTAATAACAGAAGCTCTTGCTCTGTCACGAGAATCTCTCCATAATAAATATGGATTAACTGGCATGGCACCTTGTAGAGAATATACTTGATGTTTAAGTCCTCTACTTAGTAACTTCCACATACAAAACCATTCAAGAGCTTCGATAAGTTTTCCGTTATCAGGTATAACAGGAATATTACAATGAAAAGTATCACTATATACAGTCTTAACTGTAAGATAGGATACTTTAACAACATCTGTATCAAAGTTTAATTGAATAGCATTAGCGTCACGAAGATAAACGTAATTACGTCCTTCATAGCTTTCAGGGTCTACTTCAACAGTACGCTTACTTTCACGTTCTCTAGCTCTTTCTCTGTCTTGAACGAAATGCTCGGTAGTACCGGAAGAGCAAGAACATTTACCTTTCTTTAAGGGGGAAATCTCGCAACCCTCAACATAAACTTTAAAAGCATTCATACAACATGGGAAATAAGCAACTCTATCAACAACATTAATAGTAGTTTCTTTTTCTTCATATTGAAGAATACCCATCTCATTCATAGCATCTATACACCAAGCACCCACTCTAGGTATATAATCACTATTCATAATATTGAAATCATTATCAAGTCTTGCGATAATAGTTTCTACGGAAGATAGCTCTTTGTTCATTATTTCTAATATATTTTATAGTGTAACTTGGGTCAAACTTATTAATTAAAGAAAGACGATTATTAATATCAGTATCGACATTAATAATATCTTCAACAGTCTTACATTCAGATAGTATATCATCATTACTACGTTTCATGTGAAGATTTGTTCCATAGAATTTAAACAATGGTCTATTCTTAATTGTACCATCAATCATAAGTAACTTACAATAATAAGGATTATCAAGATACTCCACATATTTAATTCCTTCGTATTTCTCACCTCTTAGTAAGGCTGCTGCATGGTCTTTCTTATTATAAGGAATAAGTCCTTGTGCAATAAGATTTCTTTTGTTTAGTTCTGTTTTATAATAGTCAATTACTTTTTTGAACTTAACAACTTTTCCATCAGCAGTAGTAAAACTATCTCTGACTATAACTCTTTCTATAATAAGACAACCAAGTCTCTTTTCAAACTTATAAACTTTTCCTCTTAGAACTTCTTTAGATACTTCTCTAAAGAATAACTTGCAATAGGCTTCGTATTGAGGACGAGTAATGTTCTTACGATGTTTAATTCTCTGCTGTCTTATCTCATATTCTTTTATTTTACGAAGTACTCTAAAATATTGTTTTAAGTTACGATATATATTACCGTATCTTAATTGTTTAGAAGAATCGAATTTGACGAATTTAGTATCTATTGCTGTTTCCATCTTTCTATCAACATCTAGTTCGTCAGTATTCCATTCCCAATAGTTATAGACACATACATCAAATATAGCTTCAATAGCATTTCTATTCTGTTCAATAGAATATTTGATTTTATATAATAAAGATTTGTATCTAGCTATCTTTTCAGACACGAGAACATAGTCCTCTTCGGCTGTCTTTATAAAACTAGTATACATATTTCTGTGGTCGTATCTTTCACCGCTAGCCATAATTATACTTCTATTTGTTGTTTATTTATATCATCCTTAACTGGGACTTCATTAGTTACTCTCTCTACATTAAGTAGATTACGTTTATAGATTACATCTTTGATTCGTTCTACCATATCTTCGGGAATGATAAACTCATCATCATTATCGAAGTTAGATTCAACTCCTTCTGTTGTTTCAACAGGAATTTCAGTAGGTATTTCAAAAGGCGATTCAATAACAATATGTCCTAGCGGTTCAATTAAAGGATTACCATTGCTATTAACATATAGATAACCATTGATATAATCATAACTTAGACTAGTACACATTCCTGGCAATGCTTTATAAAATTGAGCATTTGCTTCTTTAATAAAAGGAATAGCCATATTATCATAACCAACAGTACGAACACTAACAAAAGGAAGATTATTATCAAGACGAACTGGTCTAGGTATTCTAGTCTTGCTTCTTTTAACTTTATACTTCGTACTTACAAGAGTTTGGAATATATCTCCGTCAGGAACATTAATTAAACTTATCCTATATCTCTGCATTAATATCTTATCGACATTAGCATGACGCTCATAAGTCTGTCTTATCTGTTCATTGAATGTATGAATAACCGCACTACGAATAGTTTGTCTCGTAGTAAAGTTATTAGGCTGATGAATAGCATGAGCTATTTCAGATACAATTTGATTTAATGAAGCCATATTACTTTTGTTTTTGAATTAGTATTATAACAAATATAGTTATTATATTGGTATTAACAAGACTTTTATTAATAATTTTGATTCAACACTATTATCTAGCTTACTATCTAGCTTACAAGCGTTCGCATTGTAAACATTTTTATACACGTGACGCATTTTAAGACCCGTGGTGGCACGCAATACTGTCGGATAATAGTAAGTTAAGGAAAGGTACTAAAGTCCTATGGTGAGCTTCTATGAAAGCGTAGGAAGGTGGGACATACTTTTTATTCCCCCATAAAGGAGCGTGTATACTGAAAGAGCCGACCATTGCTAGCCGACCCTCACTTACTACTCTTACTAATAGTACTTACTTTGGATATTGATTAGGTTCATCATCTTCTATTATAAACTTCTTATAATCTATCTTGAAGAAGGCTAGTATTGGTTTCAGAATCCAACTCCAAAAAACGAAGCTAAGAATAATAGAATTAAGTACTACCTTAACATCTCCTAGCTTTAATGAGAAGTATATTACTCCCATTATTAAAGCACATACAAGAGTTATTACTCTTTTATTCCAAGTACTTACTACTTTGTCTCCATTAAGTTTGTCAACTAGTTTAATTACTAGGTACGCTAGTACATTTACACAGATTACAAACGCAAAATCAAAACTAGTAGCCGTAGTACGTAGAATCTCACTAAGTATATTCCCGAAGTCCATATTACAGCAAGAATAACAAAGTACCAAGAATAATAGTTAACAACACACCTCCTACTCTTATGTAGGTAACAACTTTTGCAGGAAGAACACTAGTAGCTTCTTTCCATACAAACGCTATAATAGTAATAGCTATTACAGCAACAAATAACACTTTCATTAAGATTCCCATAAGCATTAAGTTTTATATTACACAACAAATATAAAACTTTATTTTAAAAAGAAAAGAGAGACTACTATTATTTAGTAATCTCTCTTTAGGAATATAACAGAACTTGTATTACTTCAATTCATTAAAGTATTTCCAGAGTTTATCTTCTCCGAAGTCTACATCATCAAACTAAAAGCTGATAGCACTTTCGAATATCATATCGTCAAAGTTTCCTTTTCCGAACCACTTCTCGAATAGTTCACAGTAGTCGTGATATTGAGCATTAATAGCTACATAAACATCAGCAACTTCTACTTCATCTTCTAGTTTATCTTTGAATTTACTACAAACTTCGTGAGCTTTCTGCATATCGTATTTCTCACCGATATATTTCTTACCGTCTTTGACATGGTACATTTCATCAACAGTACGCTTAGCTTCCTGTTTATAGTAGCTACTATACACTCATAATAAAGAATACTATTATAAGTTCAGACATTAATCTATTTTAGCTATAAACAATAATTTTATGAAAAAAGTTAAGTATCTCGTGAACAAAATAAAAGCCCCACTTGTTATAAGCAGGGCTTAGAGTTAAGCAATAAAAATCATGTCACTCCTTTATGGGGGATTCTTCAAGAGTACTTTCAGATACAGATTGCCATTCAGAACTGGATAACAATTCATAAAGGGCTTTATCAGAATAAGTATCATAAGGATATTTAATAGTGATACTTTCATATCCTTCTTCATCAGTAGTTACTATCCTTTCTACCTTATTAGGAAATACTTCTTGGAAATGTTGACACTTCATAAGTGCTTTATCATTATCTCTGTTTTTACGTAGAACTAAATTAAGTTCTTCGATTTTAGCTGATTCTTCTTCACCTATATCAGCAATAGGAAATACAATGTAATCAATCATAACTTTAAATCTTTAAATATTAAACTTAGTGTATATGTTAATACTAGAAATATACCAATTAGTATATAAACTAATTTAAGTATCTTGTGAGGCGTTACTTTCATCTTCTGTATTAGAAATAAATATAGGATGATTAATATCGATTATCTCATCTTTCTCCATTAAGTTCTTTAGGAAGTTAATTTCTAGTAACGAGATAGTTTTGGAATATAGAATTGTTTTATAGATTATTCCTTTCCAATATTTACCAAATACTAATCCTAGATTATCTTCATTTTCACCTTTTATAATAGGATTACCATTATAACTTTCAGGAGTTAAATAAATAATCTTAGAATCATCTCGTTCTATCTGATTTAATTTACCGTAACTATAAACATAATTCTTACTATTATAACAATAATCTAAAATAAAACCATTTCCAATATTACTTTCATAGATTTTATTTCCTTTAAACATTACAGTAGAATTATCATTCTTAGCATCTAAATCAACTCTTTTTATAATAGCAGTAAAATCTGTAAATATAGGAATATTCTTATTATCAGTAAAGTCAGATACTCCGTCATAAGCTAGACCGTTCTCGTATTCAGGAAGAATTTCGATAGTAATATCGCTTAGGAAATTGGTAACTCCTTCTTCAATTGGACTTATTGAAAAACCTACCACAGCATCATTAATCAGAGCCTCTGTCGGAAGGAATGATTTTGGTAGTTCATGAGTACCATTCTCAAGATATAGATTTGTTTCCTTAGTTGCATCGCTTGTTGCTAAATACTTATATATAAATTTAGACCTACTTTCTAATCCTTTAATTTCAATCTTAAAAGAAGGTATTTCTTTTATATTTTGAAGATTACCATTATATTTAACATAAGAATATAATAAAGCTAAACCTGCATTTAGAACATTGGTAATATGAATGGTATTACTAGTAATACTAGTAACATATCCGTTAGATTCATTCGCCCAAGTTTTATTAGCACCAAATACAACAGGATAACCATTATATCCACTCATACCTTCGTATGCAGCATTTAGAATCTCTAAATCTCCACCTG